ATTCTAGACTTTCTTCTGCATCATCAATAAAAGCAAAGTCGGCTACCGTTTTCAGACCTTCCCGTTCAGAGTTAAGAACTACCATGTATTTTTTCATTTATATTCCCCCGACAAGTGTTATTGCGTTATATTCTTTCCAAGACAATTCGGCTTCGGCTAATCTCACTTTGGATTCTTCCCAAGCGGTATACTTTTCATCAAAACTATCATATGCAAACGACATCGCTTCATCTACTTCTTTAGAAGCCTTAACAACAGCGACTCTTTTACTGACCACATAATCCCAAAGTATTGATTTCGTGTCTTTCATTGTATCTCCTTTAAACCTTGAGTTCTTCTTTAGAAGTATTGTTGGTGTTTTCGGTTGAGCAACCGAAAGTGATGGGGGTGATGTAAGTGAGGGTGGGGTTGTTAAACTCATTTTTATTTCTCCTTTATGTCTCCAGTGAACGCTGACATGACCTAAGTGTGGGGTAATATTCCCCCGATGTACCATTTTTGGTTTTATACTTAAACCCGTTTTCGTCTTGCTGAATCTTCCCGACAACCTTACCATCCAATTTAACAGTGACTTCGTAAACATAAGTAATCATTCCTCTTTCTCCTTTTTGAATTACCTTAACCATCTACTTTTAATATAGCATTATAAATCTCACATAACAAGTCTGAAACGAATAAAAAAACGGCCAATTTTATTCAAAAAGGCCGTTTTTGTGTATAATTTTTGGTATTAATACTATGGGGTGTATTTTTCTCTGATCTTTTTGGCGATAGTTGAAGCTAAAAAAGGAATTGTTTTAACAACTTCCATTATATGTTTTGTTGAATAAGTTTCTTTATTCTCATGTCTTTTTTTCCAAATATCTTTCCCGAATTTTTTGTTCTTAGGAAAGGGATGTAGATTATAATCATTTTTTGTAGCCCTTTCCCAAATTCCTTGCCATAAAAAATCAGGAGAACTAGAATGTATTCTTACTTCAGAATTATTAATCATTTTTCTAACACCATCCACTTGTTCTTTTTTGGGTAATTGAGCAAAATTGTTTTTGGTTCCTAGATATTTATCAGCATTAAAAAAAGCTATCTCTATCGTATATTGTTTAGAACTTGTACTATTTCCTTTTTTAGTAACCGCACTGTTTGGTGATTCAAATGTAGGTTGCACTTTGTATTCCAAAGTCAGTTTATTTTTTGTCCATCTGATGTCTTTAAAGAAAGAACCCGAATCGCCTTCGTTTTTTCTTTGCTTAAAAAAGAATTTGTTTCGATTAGATGGCAGACTTTTATCCAATTCCTTTAAGGTAATAGCTTCAAACAACAATGAGAAATCATTGATGAATGCCTGAAGGTTTCCTTTGTATTGGTCTTTAAATCTCATGTTATGATATATATGTGTTTAATTCGTATTTACCAGAAGGCATTTTGTAAATGTTTACAATCAATCGGTTTTTGTTGGCTTCTTTACCATCTTTAACTAATTCTAATTTCATCATTTCCATTTTCTCTGTTTTTGGAGAACCATAGAAACCGCCTGTCCATTCTTCCGAACCACCTGCCAATGCCGTAATACCTAAAGGTTTTAATCCTTTCATAATGGCTCTGGAAACATCGGCTACGGTGTTGTAATATTCATTAGATTTAAAAGAATTAGAATATTTATTTTTATCTGATCGGGATATAGCAATAGTGCCTTCTACATCAATAACTTTACCTGTACCCATTGGAGACATCATACCTTCGTTTAATTCTTCACTTTTTAACCATTCTCTAAGTTTCATATTGTTACCTATAATTTTATGTAATATTCTTCATCATGTTTGTTTGTGAAATAAACCTTTTCAACCATATCAACTACACCGTTGAACTTACTATTATTTATAAGGTGATCCCCTTTTCCCTTCTTAACATAAGCTAATGTAACATGGGGGTGATATTTAGGGAACGTATCTACAGTTTCCATATTATCCGAAATAATTTTATTCATTTCTCTTAGCTTTGGGCTTTCCACATCAATTTTAAGCACATCATATTCTTTGGCTTCAAATTTGGTGACATCTTTTAACTTGAAATTGACAGTACCGAATCCACCTATTAAAGATTCCACACCATCAGGAGCTTCTTCGGTAATGCCGTATTTCACAGTTACATGGGTTTTCTCTGGCCACCCGCCATCACCTTCTTCGGTGAACAAATCTTCATTCTTGATATTCGCTTTGGCGAATGACTCTATTTTCTTTGCCAGACTTGGCGATAAATTTAACATAGCACAAGAATAGCTATGAGCTTCTTCTAAATAAAATTGCTTAAATCTCATAAGGCGACACCCTCTTTACCATTTCTTTCACTTTCGGGAAAACAGCTTTAGAACCATAAACAGTGTACATTGAAAACGCTTCACACCATGCTTCTTCTGAGTTTGTATGAGCATACCCAGTGATAGGAGTGGAATGAACTCTTATCTTAGTTTCCCCACCATTATCAATATACTCTTTTAAACTATCAAAAGACCAAACAGTATCTATAAGTTGTTTGTACATATTCATATTGAGAATACCTTCTATCTGCAAATACATAATTGGGTCTTTTTTCTTAATCTCTTTATTCATAAAAGGCGATTTATCTTTACCGCCACTATATTTTCTATAGACTTCTCTCAAATCCAACTCACCAAAGTTACCAGATATAAACATACTCCACTGTTTTTGTTTTTGTTTGGTTAAAACAGTTCGATATATATGATGTCCCATTTCATGGACTAAGACTTGGGCGGTTGCTCTAGGATTCTGTTTAAAAACATTTGAGTAAAGAATAAGTTTCGCATTTCTTCCTCTCCCATCATACCTACCACCATCATCCAAAGTGACTTTTGATGTAATGTCTACTACAATAGGAACCTGTTGCATATGTTTTTTAAATGGGGTTTTATTAGCAATCTCTAATGTTTTCGTTAAACTCTGAATGGTTTCTTTAGGGGTGTGAAAACCTTTTCTTCCTGATTTCAAAATAACCTTATACCCTCTGATGTTCAATTGTTCTGTTTTTTCTTCATCTACATTTAATTCTTTTTCTTTCCAATCCTTCAACCACTTGATAAATTCATCTAATGTTGCCCAAGCCACTCTGGAAGTTCTTCTGATTCTACCTTCCCATTTTTTTAGTTTATCGGAAAAATCATAAAACCTAGCTTCTTTAGTCCAATAATCATCTGCCAATTCAATAGGAACTCTAAATTGTATATACAAAGCCCACAAATCTTTTCTTAATCGTTTATCCCAGTATTCGTGGTCGGATTCTGATAAATCTTTATTCCATTTTAAAGCATCCAACGCATGATAAATTTCCCTTGAATAATTCTCAAAACTTTCTGCCCAGTTTTCGACATACTTCCCCCATTTATGAGCAGTATCATAATTTTCTAGGGCTTTAGGATTCTTAGCATTTTTCATTAAAGTCAAAAAGTCTTTTCTAAGGCTTTTAACCTTAGATGTATTCAACTTCCCTTCCGTTAAATAGAATTTCTTAAATCTCATTTCCCTTTCCTCAACTGTTTCAGGGGAGAATCCGTATACATGATTTTATAGAACAAAAACAGAACCAAGAAACCCATTAGAATTACAAGGTTTCTCATTACCCAATTACCCATGCCTTTTTAATTCTTTCCCAATTTCCCGATTTCACATAAATTTTGGCTTTCTCTTTGGTTAACACATTGGTAGCAAACTCATTGAAATTAATATCGCCTTTTGTTTTCGGTCTAGTGTGGTCTTTAGCTAACAATTCTTCAAGGAATTTCTGCATAGAACCCACATTTGCAGGATCATCATTCAACTTGATATAATGCCTCTGGTTTGTTTCTGTGTTGAGTAAAGACCACCTCTTAGCGGTTTTCTTAATTTCAAATATGCTCCACTTATTTCGGCCTTCTGTTAGGTAAAACTCTTTAAATTTCATACCGCCCCCGACATTCCACTACTTACAGATAGAGCTTGTCTAGCCACCATCTTATCCAGATTCTTGTCAAAAAATTTCCCTCTTTTGTCTTTTTCTTTTTCTTCTTCATCATTTTCACCAACCAATAAAGCTGTAGGTAAACTTTGCCAGAACACTTTGGGCAGCATTCCTTTAAGTTTTCGTCTTAAATTGGGTTTTAAGTTTAAAAAATCTCTTTTAAAAATGCTCACAAAACCTAAATTTCCTGTCAGATTATCAGATATTTCCTTCTCTTTGCCTTTATTTTTTTTAAAAACGTTGGGCAATATTTTAGTCAACCACCCCTTATGATCTAGTTCGCTTTTGAAGTCAATATAATTCCCTTTAGTGTACTCCACATGGGGAGTTTCTTCGAGAAACTTTTCTATAATATAAAATTCTTTAAACTTCATTCTAATTCCTTATAAAACAAAGAGATTGGCATATTAAATTCTAAAATATTTATATTTCCATCCTTTTCTAATAAACGAACAATAACTCCTGTTTCATCTTTGGGGAGCCATCTAGTACCTGCTAAGTCTTTGACAAACGTGTTATCTTCTCTTCTAAATAAAAAAAGAGGAATCCCTTGAAACTCCCCTTTAGTTGCTATGTATATCAAATCGGCATGATGTTGTTTTCTTATGTTATCGTTTAGCTCAAAAGCTATGTTTTTTAACTTTTTGGTATCATCTGCCAAATTAATAACTTTATTGTTTTTAGTATTAACTGCCCGATATTTCAAAAGTGTACGAACAAAACCCGCAATTACTGGAAAAGACTGTTCCATTTGATTATCTATTTCTTTCGTTTGAAGCCGAATATCTGTCGCTTCAGATTAGATATTTTCCTTTTAATTAGAATTTGTGCCTTTTTTGCTTTTCTTTTAATAGCACCCAACTTTTGGCTTTTCTTTTTCTGCCTGATTTCATCAGGAGCCATTTTCTGTACAGTTGGTCTGCCACCATCAGGATCGGGAATTACTTTATGATTTGGGATTTCCGTTGTCCATCTTTTCTTTTTCTTTCCATTCCTGATTACTATTTTCTTGACAAGTCTTTGGAATCCTTCTTCCATATTGTCATTTTCATCAATGTCAAAATCTTCTTCAGTGTATACTGCGAAGGCATCTTCTTCTAATTCGTCTTCAGAATCATTATTTTCGTTGTAATATTGTTTAAAAGCTGTCATATTAATTTCCTTACTAGTTACCAGTATTTATATTAATAATCTTCTTTCCAACGATGTTCGCTGAAATCTAGTTCTTGGGGTTCATCATCATAATCATTAATATTCGTATCAAAAGCGTTTTCTTCGGTATCAACTGATAATTCGTTTTCTTCTCTGGGATACATTATTCTGTTACCTCCGTACCTATTATGTTAAATTTGTGCGATATGCTCCAATATTTCTTTTCTTGAAACGGTAAGACATAAACAAATTCATTGTGAGGTTCAATATCTTGTTCATCAACTAGTTCGATTAATCCCCAGTTTTTCATACAAAAAATAATTGAATTTTTTCTTTCTAAATCTTTTTCACTGATATTATTGTACCCATTTGGTCTTGTTAAAAGGAACATTTCTTTGAAATGTACTATATAAAATTCTTCAAAATTTTGATATAGATAACATGATGGGTAAAGGATATTTTTCTTTTTATTAGCTATCCCTATTCTAGTTAAGGTTTCTTTTACAACCTTTAAATCTGCTTTTGGTATGACTTGAACCAAATTCTTAATTTCACTCATAATCTTTCACTCACATTAATTAAATTAACAAATATATACAGATATTTATAAAACCATACCTTTCAAAATTTTCCTTCCTGAGTCGGCAGGAATTTGTAAAACGGTATCTGGATTGTTAGGATCTGTCTGAAAAAACAAAGTATCTAATGTATGTGAATTATATATTTCTACCCCATATCCTTCTTTATATTTTCCGTTGCTTTTCAGTTGCGGAACCACCACATGATACAATTTATTAATTTTGATGTATAATGTATCTGTTCCACAGAGTTTATTCTTGGTAACTTTTATTCCATTACAAGAAAGAATAGTCACAACAAGAATAGCTAAAAATAGCCTTTTTAAATTCTTCATGTTTTACCCCCTTAGTTATTTCTAATAGTATCTGGCCTTACAACATCCCAAGTATCATATGCAAAAGTGCAAGTATATGTTAGTTGTTCTGAGTTACCAAAATTGAGTTGTAATGAACTCAAATTTATTAAGTAACAGTTATTGAAAGAAAACCTTGGGCCAGAACGGTTTTCATTATCATTATAGGTTAAGAAAATAGTATTGATATGGCTTTCCCCTAATGAATTATCCCCATCGGTGGGCTTTCCACACCTAACCTCTCGCATCCATTCATAAAATGTTGCGTAATTCTCAACATCTTCATCCACAAAAAAATCTATGATAAGGGGAGTAAGGTCGTTATTTGCTTGGGATGAAGGTTGATTTACTTGTGCTCCGAAAAAAGCAGACTTAACTACTTCTAAATTATAATCAGGCATAGATAAAGATTTAACATAATTGTCAAATACCGCCATTGGTGGTTTGTCTATTCTACCAGAATAAAACGGCATATTTGAAAACACGACTTTAAACTTATCCGAATTGGCATTATTAACTACACTCATTAAACACTCCTTATATTGAAGTATTTATATAATCCCGCTAATATACTCTCGAATGTCGCCTTTTGGGTTATAATTCAAATCTTTTTTACTTTCGCTTATATCGGAAACAACAACATCATCTTCACCTTCTCTTGCAGGAATAAACTGTATTACATTCCTAAACATCTTGGCGATCTCAAGAATAGAATAACTTTTACCTGAAGCTAGGTTGTATGTTTTTCCTTTTGGGTCTTTCGACATCAAGATAAGACCTTCTACTATATCATCCACATGAACAAAATCTCTCTTTTGTTCACCTGTTCCAGTTACAGTCAACGGTTGACCTGTTCTGGTCTGTCTTTCAAATATCCCAATTACTGTTGCAAAATCACCTTGTTCTATCTGCCGATTACCATATACATTGAAAAATCTGGCTATGGATATAGGCAAATTGTAGATATTTCGGTACATTTTGCAAACTTCCTCTCCTGCCCATTTAGAGAACGAATAAGGACTTAAAAATTCCCCTTCATAAAAAGAACAAGAACCCGCATAAACCAGTTTTGCACCTCTATCTACGGCTATCTGACATATTTTAGAAGTTCCTTGTATATTCACTGCGGTTGTTCGTTCTGGGTTCTTCAGACTAGGCTGAATCCTAGAAACCCCCGCCAGATGAAAAACTACATCCAATTCCTCTGGAACATTCCAATCATCCGATAAAATATCATTGACCTGATAATCCACACCCTCTATCATGTTCTCATAATAACCTGTTGACATATCATCAATCACTGTTACAGAATGGTCTTCTGATAACAACCTCTCCACTAGATTGGAGCCAATAAAGCCCATTCCACCAGTTACTAGAATATTCATGGGTACATCCAATTTTCATCATTGACTACTATTTCGGCCAAATCTTTTTTCTCTTTAAATTTCTTTTTTTTGAACTTCTCTTCCATGAATTTTCGATACTTATTAAACCTTTTTTCATTATTATCCATAATTTCGGTGGAAAGTAAGATATCGTGAAACAGGTGATATGTATTTACCTTTTCATTATTCAGTTCTTTGTATTTACAGATATATTGGATTCTAAAATTAAATTCAGCATCTTCCAAACCATATCCAACATAATCGGTATTGTAACCTCTAACTTTTTGAAAAGATTTCAAATGAATTAAACCATTCCCAGGAGCAATACCAAAAGGTGTTCTCGAAATATCTGGATTAATTTTGAAAAAGAGTGCATAATCATTGAAATTGTCTGAATAGAAATTCCTGCCCAAATTATAATTGTTAAAAACAACCCGCACTGGTTTTTTAAACGAAACTTGTTTTTTCATTTCGTCTACATAAGTCGAAGGATAAATTAAATCAATATCTGATAATAAAAAATAAGGAGTAGTTATCATTAAATTCACACCCAAATTAATGGTCAAGGGTTTATTGTAGGTTTCTAGAAATGTAGGTCTGTGTTGATAACTAATATTACACAGATTTTTAATAGCATCATAGATACATTCGGTTGAAGTGTTACATACACAGATATTGACTTTCTGGTTTCTTATGCTTTTAATTGAAGCAATTAGCCTCTCCAAAGCACCTTGTCTGCTTTTGCCTTCAAAGTGAAACGGGAATAACATATCAAACTTAGAAGAATGATTATCCCAATATTTCTCTTTTTTTTCTTCTATAACTTTTTTCACATCGTAAAATTTATCCCCATAAATTTTCCGTTCCGTTGATAAAGTGTGAATGACTTTTTCATAATGTCTTAACTTTTTATTCTTAGCCTCAAGTTCTTCAACCATAGATGGTGGTATGTTCCACAACTCCTGTGGATACTTTTCAGCTATGCCATCTGGAATAACATAATACTTTCCATTACAAGGAATTCGCTTCCCTATTTCTGTAATGAAAAGGTCTATCGGTTTCTTGTTAAGAACTACTGCCATTGATTACTCCGTTAATTAATTCACAGATAAACTCAATATCTTCTTTCGCCATCAACTGATGATTCGGAACATATAAACCGTACTTGTCTATCTTATTAGCAAAGGGTAAATATGTTTCATGTTTTAGTTTCCCTTTCAGGAAAGGTTGAAATTCCATTGAGCCACAAATCAAAGGTCTTACTTCTACATTGTTATCCACCAGTGCTTCGCTTATTTCGTTTGCCTTCGGGTGTATAATGGGGTATGCGAAATTGGAAACAATATCAAAATCATAATCGTTTTTCTTTTTCCAATAATCATTTACAATCAATTTATCATATAATCGGAAATTAGCATCCCTAACCGCACAAGTCCTATTCAATTTAGTCATTTGTCTCAATCCAATATAAGCCTGTAGGTCTGTCGCTCTAAGGTTAAACCCTGCATAATAAAAAGAATACAATGATTTAAACTCTGAAATATTATGTTCAGTTCTTAACCGTTTCTGTTCGTCTGTATCCACATCCCGATCCCATCCATGACTTCTTATCATTTTAAGAACATTATAAAGTTCCTTATCATCAGTACAAACCATTCCACCTTCAATAGTAGACATATGATGTCCGAAATAAAAAGAAAAAGTGCTCATTAATCCAAATGTGCCTGTTTTCTTTCCAACATAAGTCGAACCAACAGATTCGCATGAATCTTCTAAAACGGTAACACCATATTCATCACACATACTATGAATATCTATCATTTCACAAGGGAACCCCAACACCTGTACTAATAGCAATGCTGATACATCTGGATGTTCTTTTAATATCTCTCCCAAACTACCTACACTTATACCCAAGGTTTCTTTGTCACTATCACACAGGATAGGTTCAAAACCTAATTGGATTAAGGGAGCCACAGTGGTAGCCCAAGATACCGCAGGAACTATTATTTTATTGCTTTTGAGTTTCCCAAGTAATTTGTAAGCATAGACCATTAATAAATTAGCCGAACTTCCTGAATTGACATAAACGGAATATTTACATCCTGTCCAATCAGACCATTCTTGTTCAAACTTCTCTGTCTGTTTACCTTTTGTTAATCGGGGTTTTGTTTTTAGCCACTTTATTAGATGTTTAATGTCATTTTCATCAATAGTATCTTCAACCAACTTGATGGCTTTTCTTGTATTCTTCAATTGTTTTCACCAACCCTGTTTCGATTTCAATTTTTGCTTTCCAACCTAAATTATTTATACGGCTCACATCTAAACATTTTTTCATCATACCATCTGGTTTTTCAGTATTGAATTTAAACTCACCATCATATCCAACTAAATATTTGATTAAATAAGCCAATTTCCTGATAGATAAATCTTCGCCTGTTCCTATATTTAAAAAAGTCTCACTTGATTTAACATTATTCATTGACCATATCATACCATCGATCAAATCGTCTATATACAGAAACTCCCTACTCTGATTTCCTGAACCCCAAACTTCGACTTCTTTTACACCATCCCTATGGGCATCACAAATCTTTTTCACTAATGCGGATAGAACATGACTTGTTTCTAAATCATAATGATCACCTTCTCCGTATAGGTTACAAGGCATAAGGGAAACGAAATCAGTATCAAATTCTTTATTCGCATACTCGCACAACTTCAACCCTGCTATCTTAGCCAAAGCATACCCTTCATTAGTAGGCTCCAAAGGTGCTTCTAACAAATATTCCTCTTTCAATGGTTGTTTATAATCCTTCGGATAGATACAACTTGAGCCTAAAAAAAGAACCTTTTTCACTCCTGTCTTAACACAAGCGTTAATAATATTATTCTGCATTACCAGATTATCATGTAAGAATTTATAAGGATTATCCATATTAGCCTTAATACCCCCCACCACCGCAGAACAGACAAATACAAAGTCAAACCCATAACTTATTGCACCCATTGTGTTGTGTTGGTGTAAAAGATCTATTTCTTTTCTATCAAATGTATGGACATTAGTATATCCATCATCTTTCAGCTTCTTCAGTAAAACACCACCCACAAACCCAGTATGTCCTGTCACTAATATTGAACTATTCTTATACATATTAACCTACATATTTAAAAACACTATCAGGGTTACCATGAGTAATCAATTTATATCCTATACATAATAACATGTCATTGACTTCAGAAAAAGTAGAAGCGTTTTGAAAAAAATCAGTCACGCCATCTATCTCTACATTAATCAGTTTAGGTCTAATATCCCCAAAACCGCTTATGATTTCTTTAACAACACCTTCAACATCCATATGTAAAACATCTATTTCTGTGATATTATTCTCATTACAAAACCTCTCAATAGTAATACATGGAACACTTATCGGTTTCTTTGAATATTTCAAATGTGTAAATTGGTTTTCAGCCTTTTTAGTCGCTTTCAATAATGAACCTGCTGGTGCTGAACTGGTAGTCACTTGAGTTCCATTATATTCGGGTCGTATACACTCATAATATTCGACTTCACCTACTTTTTTAAACACAGCATAATTAAAAATATTTATTCCATGTTTTTCTAAAGGTTTAATCTTATTGTAAATTGTAGGGTTTGCCTCAAAAGAATACACTTCAGCATCAGGGAAATTCCTTTTAAAGATAATACTATCACCACAGTCAAAACATCCTACATCGAATATAACTTTCGGGTTCTTTCCCAGATGACTATGAATAACATCCGTTCCAATAGAACCCGAATAAAACTTATGGCCATCTAATTCAAAATACATTATATTTTTCTCAATTTGGCTTTCACTGGAATTTCGCTATTTTCCACTTTAAGTTTACCATCACCCATACCCGCTTCAAATGCTTCAATGAAATCTCTAATTTTTAAAACCCCTGCGGTTTCAATTGAAGCAGATTGATCACTACCATACATAGTTCTATCTGTTGTAATATGATATTCAATCATTTCAGCACCCATAACTTGAGCCTGAAGAATATAAGCAATACCAGACGAATGATTAGAAAACCCTATTGAGTGATGATCTTCAAATAACATCTGTAAAGTTTCGATCTTTTTCATATTCATTTCTTCTGGTGGAGTTGGGTAACTTGAAACACAAGATAGAATATACGCAGGATCTACATAATTTAAACATTTAAAAATTTCTTCTTCAGTACTCATACCCACAGCAACAACGACTTTCGTATAAGTATCTTCTACGGCTTTATCAATAGCTTCTAATAATTCAATATTAGTAACCATTGCGGAAGCAACTTTGATATACTCAGGTTTATATTGCATTAAAAAATCAACAGACTTCACATCCCAAGGAGAACCAAACCAACCAATACCTTTCTGTTTACAGTAAGCATCAATTTTATCAAATTGTTCTTTACCAAATTCCAGACCGTTTTTCTGTTCTCTATTTGTAGTTCCAAAAGGAGATTCTCTTGGAGCATCTAATTCCTCTTTGGTATACACATCTTCAACAGTTCTTTTTTGAAATTTTACAAATTTACAACCACCAGAAATTGCCAAATCAATTAATTTTTTTGCTTGTTCAAGAGAACCATTATGGTTAATCCCTATCTCACCAACTAATATTGTTTTCATTTTCAATTCTCCTTATACCTTATTAAATATTTATTAAATAAATCTGAATGTTTTTCAATTATTTTATCATCCCATTCTTTAAAATCTATTCCAGAATTAATCGAATGATAACGCAAATGTTCCCCTTTAGTGGAACTACCCTTTTGAGTGTTTAAATCATATGATTCAACAGATATCTTTTTATAGAAATCGTATTTATCCATAAAAAAATTTAAGTTTTTTTCTTTTAAGTTTAAAAACTTTACACATTTCAATAATTCTTTTTTTGGATTCATGATTAAATCTTCATAGTAAATTAATAGTTTTTTATCTCTAGGCCATTTGTGATATTCATTAATGTTTTCCATATAATTATAAGGAGATTTATTTTGTCCTAAAATTACATCATTGTAATCTTGTTTCTGTTTAATAACGCATTCCTTATAATTTCTCAATAATAAAATAAGTTTTGACTTATTGTAAACATCCTTATTAGTAGCAACCTTGCCATATATACGATCTTTTTCATATAAAGAATGTTCTTTTCTCAATATATAGTCACCAGAAACATTGATATGTTTTCTTATTTCTTTTATATAATCATTATCAGGATATGTTGGTCTATGAGAAATGTTTTCTATACAAAACCTCAACCAACTGTTTGCACATCTAGGGTAGGATAACAATATACAACATTTGTTCATTCTACTTTTCCACTTTCTTCGGTACGGTATGAATCTTCTTCCATATGTGTTGTGGATATTTCGTAAATCACACTATCTTCTAAGCCTGTAAACCTGTGTTTAGTATTTGGAAATATACGAACCTGTTCACCTTCAGACATTTCAAAGGAACCAATATCTTCAGTTTCCATTTTAACTTTACCTGAATGTAAAATAAACGTTTCATCTTTTATTTTATGAGAATGCATACTACACCTGTATCCCTTATTCAAGTGTAGTTTTTTAAAACAATATAATTCATTGTTTACAATCCATTCTTCTTTACCCCAAACCTTTTCAACTATTTCCATCTTTTAATTCATCCCCTAATACTTTATTTATTTGTTTTTCAAAAAGTGTAGACAAGTGATTATTGTAAAAATGAACTCTATGTAAAATATGCTTTTCATATTCTTCTCTAAATTGTTCTTTTTTACTATCATAATTTTCAGATATATTTATTATCTTTTTATCATATGTAGTTCTCGATTTAATAAATTCTTTAGATACTTTTCCTATTTTATCAAATCTCTCTTTATCAAAAACCTCGCCAAAATGATTACATATCTTAGAAAACTCTTCATGTGGAGTTTCTAGCATATTTTCATATGTTATGATCGTTTTTTTCTTTGTAAAATCTTCATTATACATCCATTTTAATATGTTATCACAATATTGTTTTATTAATCCATCAATCTTATTCATATTTTTCAAATCAAATTTATAATAACACATTGATGAATAGATAACATCAAATGGATTTCTGTATAAATAAATAACATCATATAGTTTATAACTTAAATCCATATCATGTACATGATTACATTTAAAATATTTTGCATTTCTAAATTGAAATTCGTTTTTATCTTTATTTTTAAAATAAATCTCAATTAAAGACCTAATCCAATGGCTCCCACACCTTGGAAAACTTACAAGGTGTGGATAATTCGGATCATCTATTTTCATTTCTATTCTCCAATATGGTGCATATCAAAAGCATGAACAGCTTTATCATCAATTATCATATCATAAAAAGGTTTACCTAATTCCAAGCTATCATACTTACATCCCCATTTATTTAGTTGTTCAACAGTCAAGGCAGTCCAATCTATTTTCGTTGTTGTACCTCTAGCTGTCCAATAGATTATATGATGACCTTCATCATATAAAGAATTTATCTTGTCGATATTATTTTGAATAGGTTCCGCTTCTTCGTATTTATCGCCCGTATTACAAATAGTTCCATCAATGTCAACTCTTATTATCATTCAGACATCTCCAATATTTTTTCAATGTTATCTGTATCAATATGTTCTCTTGCTTGTAAGAAATTATCCATAGACATGGCTCCAAAATTCAAAGGCACTCCATCTTTATTGTGCAGAACCTTAGTGGCATCGTCCAACTCTAAAACATAAGCATGGAAGGATTCATTACATACTGGTTCACCATTTGGTTCATAAGTGATATTAAAATTCTTGGTTAGCATTTCTCTGGAAATAGGGTCTTTGAACATGGCCGTCCCTGGGTAAGCGGTAACGGTAAACATCTTTCGATTTACACTATCAAAAGCCTGTTTATATTCAGGTGTTCCCTTCATCAGACCTTCTGTCATAAACTGTTGTTGCCAAACTATGAAAGCTACACTGGTTTTCAGGTCAGCCAATGTTTCTTTCGGGTAACTCATAATCCAAGTACAGTTCGCATGGATACCGACATCCCTACAATTCCTAATCCCGTTAAACATTGTAGTTGGAAATTGGTATGTGTTTCCGTTCACCTTTGTCGGTGTGTATCCGTTCTTTAAAATAAAACCACCTTTGTTCATTCTAGTCAGGGTGTTTTTAGAAGCCGATTCCGCCCCAAATCCAATGTAGATACAACCAGATTTAGACATGGCCTTCACTCTTTCATCAGCTTCATCTAATCTAGTATGGGTTCCCCACCTGATCGAATCTCTGTCAAAACCATAATCGGAGAATACTTCTACCATCTTATTTATCCTTGGAACACTTACCGCAAAATTATCATCTGGAAACCCGATAAAATCCACTTTATATCTGTCCACATAATCTCTCATTTGCTTGGCAATGTGTTCAGGCGACCTAATACCGTAATTCCTTTCCCCCTGTGCTCCCCTATAACAGAAAGCACAAGCATAAGGACATCCCCTACTGCTCACTGTGGTCAAACTTCTATCCATTGTGAAAGAAGTACAAGAACTATTATTAGCCTTCCCTCCCCACACTGGTATTGAAATATAATCTTCAAGTACATTGTGACCATACGGATCTGACTCTAATAAATCCCACGAAGCATATGGAAGGGTGTCTAGGTTTTTGGGTCTACTTCCACCGTAAATAAATCTTTCCTTTCCAAGATACTCCCCTATTCTATAGGGACTAAGTTTGCTTGACAATTTCGCTAAATGTTTATCTTCTTCTTTAAGCACCATAGCATCTTTGGCAATCGAGATTATGACATCATCACCTTCGGAATGAGCAACACCATCTAATTCAGGAATCCAGTTAAACAAACCCTTTTTAATCTCAGTAGCCAGACCACCACCAGTTACCAAAAATGCCCTTGGTTGATGGGCCTTTACAATTTCAGCAACATTTTCTTGCCATCTTAAAGTCGTTATCATACCCGAAAAGGCAATTAAATCTTGATCCCCTTTCTGGTTAATATGTTTCATGAACATTTCTTCGGCTTCTGCAAAAGAAATAAGTCGGTAACCACCTTCAGGTTTCGGAAACCTATAACCGTTCAAATCTATAATATGAACAGTGGCTCCGTATCTTCTCAAAATTGAAGCTAGAATTGCTGGCCCTTCTGGTGGAGTATTTGGCATAGCCGATTCTCTCAAAGGCATATTGATAAAGGTCACATTTAGACCTCTAAATTCGTTTATACCGATTTCGCCATTTAACTCTGATGGATGTTTTACCAAACCGTTTTCCCTCCATCTATAATCATATTTTCGCCTGTCATGTATGAACTAGCTTCAGAAGCTAAGAACATGATAGCACCCTTGTATTCGTCTTTATGGGCCATTCTACCCATAGGTATGATATTAGTCAGCTTTTCCACAAAGTCCTCTGGTTGGTGATTAAAAATGCCTGTAGGACTCAAACAATTGACTCTTATATTCTTTTGAGCATAATACACCGCCAGATACTTTGTCATACCGATTACTGCCCATTTTCCTGCCGAATATGTGATAGGTTTCACATTCTGTTGTTCATCGGGAACACCCTCTTTTCGATAAATTCTCTGGTCAGGAGCAATAACCCCCAAATCAGAAGAAATGTTGATAACCACACCACCGCCCGTTTTTAACATTTCATTGCAAACTACTTGAGACACCAAAAAAGTTCCATTAATAATGGCATCTGTTCCTTCTTTCCAATATTCTTCTGTCATGGTTTCAAATCGGGCTTCATTTAGCAACCCGCCATCTGCCTTAACCTTTGGGTCTTTTCCCGCATTGTTAATCAGAATATCTATAGGTTCTATCCCCCTAATCCTTGATACCACTTCTTGTATAGAATTTTTATCAGTAACATCCATGTGTAAAGCTCTTACACAAGTGTAACCGTACTTTTCATTAAGGCTTTTTGCATTAGCCTGTGCTCTATCCAAATGATGATCAACCAGATGAACTTCCCCACCCTGCTCAATAATAGCTTCTGCGTGTTTGGGTGCTAGAAATCCCCCGCCACCTGTAATTAAAGCGGTCTTTCCTGTTAAATCAAAAATATTTTTCATTTCAAGTTTTCTCCAAAATGTTTATCGTGTAGTTCTTCAACAAATATCTTATCGGTTACTGCTCTTTCATATTCATACCCCGTATAGGATCTGCTCGTTTGTAATGTCCAAAGACCATCATATGCTCTTTCACCTAAAGCCTGAAATATTTCCTCAAATGGAGTATCCCCCGTTCCTAAAGGTACATTTTGTAAAGATTTACTGTCCTTATCCTTAATGTGAACATTGTCTATCCTATCGTGGAAGGCTTCAATAAAATCAGTATGGTCTATCCCTGCCACATTGGTATTCCCTGTATCATAAGTGACTTTAGCATGGGGCAATTTATCTAAAACCTCTTTTAGATGTTCAATGGTACAGTCGGTTTCTATGCTAAATGTTATACCATTCTGCATGATACTATAATATTCACAATCTTGTAATATTTTAATAAAATGTGCTCTTTTTCCATCATCATCAATATTAGATTCCTCTAGTATAGGGAAGGTTATTCTATGAATGTCGTGTGAAATTACTTTCGGTAATACTTTGTATAAAATATGCTGAACCTGTTGATATGAAGCACCTGTAATATTATCCAAACCCACCGAACTTATTCTCAAGTCAGATAAATCACAATAGAAAAAAGGATTACTTCGGAAATAATTATTGTTAATTATCCACTCGAAATGTTCAAACCCCAAACTTTCCATTAATGGGATTTCTTTCTCCCATTCAACAAAAGGAAACTCCTGAATCAAGCCATTAATAGGCTTTAATAATCTACCTTGAAGTATGCCTAAATTTTTCATTTTGTTGCCGTTCCTAAAACCATTAATTCAATCGACCACCGTATAAACTCATTTTCAAACCTTTTCAAATTAGGCTTTAAAAATATCCTTAGTATCTTACTGAATATTTCAAGATATTTATATTTCCAAATTACAGGCAGTTGAGTGAATAACTCTACCTGCACATTTTTAAAACCATGTATCTTCAACAAATCATTCATTGAAGTTATAGTGTAAGGTTGAACATGAGTATAATCTTCATAAAAAACATTCTGTTGGGTTATCCAATCGGGAACCAGTATTATCAATCGGCCACCCTTCTTTAAAACTCTTTTACATTCGCTTAAAAAGTGTTCTGGTTTGTGGATGTGTTCTATTACCGATTTAGAAAACACTACATTAAAACTATTATTCGGATAAGGGAAATCACTAGTTTCTAAGTCCTTTATTCTTCTGGTATACTTCCAAAATTTCTCTCTATCAATTCCTTGAACATGAAATCCCTTTTTCTTAAAAGCATCAGCAAAAACGCCTGAACCACATCCCACATCCAAAAATTTTTGATTATGTTTGAGATTATATTTCTTCATAATGTGTTCACAAAATTTATCTGGATAGGTCGTTGGTTTTCTTTCCCCATATACCGTTTTTAAGTAGCTCATAATTTTTCCACCAATTCTAAAATAAAACCAAGGGGATCGGCCATAAAAGCAACTTTATGTTTTTTATCTTCAGAAAGCATAGGATGAACTAAAAAACGCTGTAACCCTAATTTCATAACAACTTCATTCAAATTCTCTACTTGTAAAGCAACATGACAATCAGAGGGTGTATGGTTCTCCCTATCTTCACCTACAAATTCCAAAACTTCTCCGTTTGGTGTTTTCATTTTAATCACATCAATAATTCCAAAGAAAGGCCATTTTTCTACTTTACCATAAAAAACCTCAAAACCCAATTTCTTATAAAATTCTACTTCCATTCGCATGTCTTTTTTGTTGAGATAAAATCCAGTATGTCTAATTCGTGTTATCATTTATTTCCCTTTTTAATATCTCCAAACCTTTCTTCAAATGATATTCTGTGATCGTTAAAGGTGGAGCCAACTTAATAGACTCTATTCCAGTATGAACCACTAGCAACCCGCTTTCCATGCACGAATGACATACCTTAGAAGCCAGTTCTTTATCTTTAAAAACAATACCTGCGACTAAACCTTTAACATTAATCTCTGTAATGTGTTCTCTGTATGTGTGAAATATCTCTGTTATGTTGAAAATAAAAATAAACTCCTTATTTTTTAATTCCCGTTTATCCAGTTTTTCCAACTCATTTAAAACCGCCAATCCAGAAGCACAACACAAAGGGTTAGCTGAATGGGTACTACTCATATCACCGACTTCTGGAATATCCATGATTTCCTTTCGACCCAACACACTAGATAAAGGTAACCCTCCCCCAATAGCTTTCCCTATACACACTAGATCAGGGGTAACCTGATAATGTTGATAGCCGAACAATTTTCCTGTTCTCCAAAACCCTGCCTGTATATCATCAAAAGTCACACAAGCTCCAATAGCATGAGCATAAGCACACAAATCTTGTACATAGTTTTTAGGTAAGAATTTAGCAGACCACCCTTGGTATGTTTCAATCATAAAACCCGCAACCAAACTAGGTTCAACATTCAGCTTTTTCATTTCCCCAAAAAAGTTTGAGTTTTCTGTAGGAAAAGGTAAATTCAAAAAATCTTCATGTTCATAGAATCCAGTACCCTTCATCAAATCAGCACACATTGTTCTACCATGCATTGCCCCTTTAAAGGATATTATTTTCTTTCTCCCTGTTTTCATTCTCATTAATCTCACTGCTGTTTCTGTCGCTTCGGTTCCTGATGAAAGAAGGAAGGCTTTCTCACAAAAAGGTGGAGTTATCTCTATCAACTTTTTAAGAAACTGTAATCTCAATTTGTGTGGGTATGTGTAAGAGTGTAACAACTGTTTATCCAATGCTTTCTTTATAGCCACCCTCACTTTCTTATTAGCATGGCCGACATTCATCACAAATATGGTAGAAGTAAAATCAATATACTTCTTTCCTTTCATATCTGTTACAATGTCATTCTTAGCACACTTCCATTCCACAGGCAACATTGAGTGCATAGACTTTGGTTCTAATTCTTTTAGTTTCTCCTGTATGCTCATTTTTTAGTCACCAAATACTGTAAATAATCAAATTCTTCTTGGCTATCTATCTCAATAGCTTTCTCTGTCTTGTAGCCCAATACTTTGTCACCATAAGTTGTTTTGGTTTCTATGATATTACGAACAGTCACAATATCAATATAACCGTTTGGGGCATAGCATTTCTTAAACTGTTCTTTCGGAATATTAGCATTTTCATTATCATTACCCATGTACGGTTCGATGTAAACACTAGGCAAATCACATAACATTTTCATCCTATACATCTTTTCTGGTGGCTCTGGTAAAACATGAAAAGACCTTAACGAATGATGAGCACCGTCAACCAAATATTTAAAAAACATCTCAAGAGCACTGTTTAAAACATGAGTTTTTCTCAAGGGAGTAGTGGGCCTTAGTAATACAATTATATCATCAATATCCATCTTCAATGTATAGATAGCGTGTAACAAATAATCAATATCTTTTGCTTTGTCTGTACAACAAAAAGGCGGTCTTAATAACGTCTCTACTTTAGATGAAACAGACTTCGCTATATCACAATATTCCACTTTATCGGTGGTCACAATAACCTTGCCTATGTGTAAACATTCTAAAGCGGATTCTATCGAATATTGCAAGACAGGCTTACCGCCTAGCAACCTAATATTCTTGTCTTTTACACTCTTAGACCCACTTCTAGCAGGGATTATACCGTAAATCACAGTTTCATTTCTCCTTTTTCTAGTTCATCAAAAAACGCTCTCTTGTTCAGATTTATTATCCTTTGGTTTTTCATTTTAGCTGATTCGTTTATTACTTTTAAATCTTTTAAAATACGTTCAAGATAATTATTCAGTTCCCCTTTACTGGGTATTCTAAGTTTAGCTTTACTTTCAGCATACCCTTGTGTATAATCTAAATCCAATCCTGTCACATATATCGGGTCACATCCCAACAAAACAGCAAATGCTAACATATGTACTGAAACGGTATCCCCTGAACCATAATGTTCTTTAAAAGAAGAATATCTCTGTAATTCTTCTTGAATGGTAAGTCTTTCTAAAATACGACCACAACACCTTACTCCACTCCCACAATCTTTTTGTAAAAAATGTCTTTGATCGTAAGGCAAAAAATCACAAGTGATATGTTCATCTATCCAACGTCTGGGTGTTAAATCTACCGAATCGGCATAAACAATTGTAGTGTTCCACCGATTAACTCTAGAACAATTCTTCAACATAGTTTCTATATTATTTGCATACACCACATAATCTGGTATGATATTATGAAAATTATCCCAATCATTACAGTCAATTAACACCACATTTTTCTGTCGGTATTCTTCCATTTTAGGCAAATGTGTATTCAGACTAGGGCCATGAGCTATAACTAGACAAGGGTGGTTCTTATGAGAACCTTCAATATCAGAAAAACTTAATTTCATAATTCTATAAGATTGTAATCTTTTTCAAAAGTAGCATTATCATTTTTGATTTTATAAAAATCATTTTTGTCTATAACATACCCTTGTAAAAATTTACTGTTTAGTTCTTCTAAAGAGAAGTCTTTATTATTAGAATGTCTATTATATCCCGTTTGGGTAAGGTTATTTGCTATATTGATTGTTTTAGAATTTTCCAGACAAAGCATATAGTGTTTAAAATTTACCCTATTTAAATTTAACACCCCTTCCATATCATTAACATTTCCACCTTGAATCTTATACATCTGTTCCATCAGGAATCCAGTTCTATAAATGTGGGAATTAATACAAGCAGGATAATACCAATCAGTTCGACCATCACCCTTTGTCCAATCCCATTTATACACTTCACCTTTTTTTTCTAGTTCTGGAATATCACATTTTAAATCTGCCGTATAACAATAATCACCAATGTTCTTTCCCATTCTCAATGAAGCACAGTGTATTTCTTCTGTGTAATTATCCAACAAAGGTTTAACGGAATCCTTTCTAATTACAATTTCATCATCAACCATTGTCATAATATATTCAGTCTTAGAAAAGTTTATTTCACTTCTAATATCTTCGATTAAATTACTTTCTGGAACCCAACTAAATTGAGGATATTTCCCGAACAACTTCATATATCCATCCATATATTTTTCTGTAGTTGTCTTACAAACAATAGTAACCCGATTAGCTTCACTGAAATTATCAATGATACTAGTCAGAAGCAAATCTAACTGACAAGCCCTATCTTTTGAAAATATCAATATATCAATCATTGTCTAATATCCCTCTCAATTCTTCAATGCTTCCAATATTGTTTTCCTTAATCCATTCAAAGGCTTTTTCAGTCATAGATTCAAATTCATCTTTAGTCATGTTCACCAGATGTTCTTCTAGTGCAGAATCAGATGGAAATTTTCTATAATCCACATACAGTTCTGGGGGTATTCTTTCTTCGATGTTATAGCAACCATAATAAACAGGAACAGTTTTCGCCTTAAAGCAATCTGTAATCTTCTCTGTCACATAATCCCAACTCCATAATTCATGGTAAGCATTTTCAAAACACAAGTTAAACTTATACTCATTCAATTTCTTCAATTTAGCCAGACTAGACGGGTAAGTTTCCTTTTCTTCAGATCCGATAACCCCCTTGTAATGTTCTTCCAGATAGGGGATTTTCCCATAGGTGTGTTTTGTCAGTTTCTTAAAACTTTCAAACACCTCAATTCTTTTTCCAACCAAATCAAAATCAACGACCTTTTGGGAAAATCTACATATCAAACAGATACCATTTATCCTATCTTCAAACGGGATAAAAGTTTCCAAGTTACTATAATTATCGAACAAGGGGAAATTGGGTAACAGGATAGATTCGATATCCATATTCTGGTATTCTTTGTGGAGCTTACTGTTCCAAGTATAAACTTTCTTGTACTGCTTCACATTTTCCATGTAATAGTTACTAGGTATGATATTGGCTGTTTCTAGTTGAAGTAAAGAGGTTTCTTTGCTTCTTCTATCTGGGGTATCCTGAAAACAAATCTTAGGATATTCTACAACGGTTTTAAGATATTCTGACATTATAATTCCTTATAAGTTTCTCTATTTCGGCTAATATTCGCACACACTTCCGATTTCTGCCAGTTGACTTTAAACTCATTCAAATCGGTTTCAACATTATAAACATAATTAACATCATCGGTAAATTTACTGTGGGTATCTCCTGCCATTTCTAACATAGGCCACATAAAAGCCAAGTCGCCTGCCATTGGAATAAAATCTCCATTATCATCTTTCAGATGTTCAACTTTGATTTTACGAAATAGCCAAGCCTTCCAAGTTCTCATATGAGTAGTGGTGTATGATTTGGTTTGTCTTTGCCCCGCTATACCAGTTATTGGAGGTTTAGCAAAACCGTTTTTGTATTTACCCTCGCCTTCAAAATAAACGAATTGGCCATAAGTAATCCAAGTCTTTTTATCTTCGTAATAACTTTCAATTCTGGTCAAAGTTTCTTCGTCTGGTAACCAATCATCGCCATCCAGTGTAATACAAATATCTTCATTATCTATTTCAGGCCTGTCCATCACCTGTTTATAATTACCCGTCTGCCATTGTTTCTCTGTATTCTCTATGATTTCAAATCTATCATCATTCTGTATGTTTTCTCTAGCCACCTGTATAGAAGAATCTGTAGGCAAATCTGCGGTAATATAACACTTCCAGTTTTTGTTGTTCTGGTTCTTTAAACTCTGGATAGTCATTCCAATATACCGTTCCGAATTATAAAGAGTGGTAAGGATTCTAATCATCTTTCTAATTCCTTCATCCATGAATCGAATATTTCATCATTGGATAGGTTCAACTCAAAGTTATCTTTAATGGCTTCTGTACCATGAAAATTCACACCTGTCATTTCACACTCTTTTGGAATGTAACTCCAAGTCTCACTCACAGAAGAAAGGTAAACATCTGATACCTGTTCATACATTTCTTGCTTATTATCAATGTGTCCTCTATGAACAAATCTATTAGGAAAGGCTCTGACTATCTGGTTGAAATAAACTTGGTCTGAAATGTTACCAAATAAATATATCTGTTTCATTCCATCTTCTATAGCTCTTTTCACTGAAATATATGTCTGCTTATTTCTATCAACCGAACCAATTATACCTGCCACTTTGTCAGGTTTACTGGTAATTGGCTTTAGTTCATCTATCACATTTGGTAGAATAAAAGAAGGATGATCCACTTCATGCCATTCTTTTTGTGGTCTTGATACAAAATGAATTTTATCATAAATATGGTATATAAAACTTTTAATAGGTCTTACATCCTTTTCATGGCAAGAATATATTAACTTGCCTTTTATTGGGGGTTTGGAATCCCAGTTTGGGTTCCAAAAGTGGAGAATTAAATCATCTGATTCTTCTAAATTTAAATCCGAAATTAAGCCCGATTTACACTTATCTAAATGCCAAGAATGAGCACCATAAAAAGTACAGTCTACATTCTTGGAGTTAAATAAATTTGTTAGGTTTAAGAAAGCGACTGTGGAGCCACCACAATTTGACCAACCAGATACAATTTTAATCATAATAAACTACCTTCAATGTTTATAACATATCTTCTTATAAGCTAAATTTTTCTATTTTTTGGACTTTTCTTGGCTTTTTATGTTCCAGTTGGAGTAGGATTAGCAACAGGCAAAGAGTCTTTTTTCAATAAGTCAAAAAGAATCGCTAATTCATCTCTCAAATCCATTTCTTTCGGAACAACCTCGAAAGGAATCTCCAACAAATCTACTTCTATTTCTTCTTCTAAAAGTTCATTGACATGATTTACCTGTGATTGATAATCTTCTAATTCAAATTTATTGATTTCATAGAAATTTTGTGATTCTTTTTTGTAATCCTCTCTCTTGTCTTCTAATATTTTATATTGATTTGCAGAAAACATTATAGGTTTATCGTTTTCATCCTTCTCAACATATTTTAACAAAATATCCAATTCTTGTTGTTGTAACTGTTGAATACGTTCTGTAGCGAAAGAAATCTTTCTCATTTCATCTATCTCTTGAATAATTGTGATTAATCTTTTTTCATTAATCAATATATATAACCCAAAGGTTTTATCTTTTTGTCCTTTGATTTTATTCAATGTTTTGTATAAATCTAACAATCTTTTTCTTTTAAATTTCATTTTCAATACTCCTTTCAATGTTTATTTTTATTTATATTATGGGTCAATTGGGTAAGTCAATATCATAGGAAAACCTATTTCTTTATTACCAGACCAACCAGTTGGTACATAATCGGAACCATCCCATCTTTCAAATTTAATGACACCTTCATCTACTCTAAATACAGAAGATTCAATAGGACTGCCTGCATTATAAAGGCCTGCACATGGTATATACGCATTATCCATAATTGAAGTAGCAGAAAGTTCGGCAGGTAAGCCTGATATTCCATGTTGACTTGTTCCTGAATGTGTTACCGTACCTGTACTTGGTACTCTTATTGAAACAATATTTCCAATTCTAGTATAAGTACAATTAACACTTACAGGGCCAGACGAATACCTTATATATCCAGTAAAAGTACCAGATGTATAGGTATCGAGTATAGGTTCACTGGCTCCAAATTTAAGACCATTAATAAATCTTACAGTAGAACCGCCTAAACTTATTAATGAGTTTGCAGAATTTAATCCAATATCAATACTTGTTGAAGAATCTAAAGTGATTGAACCGTATGCAGAAAGTTCCAACGAACCTACACTCGCACCGTTTTTACTTATGTAAGCAGAATCGTTCCCACTAGTACCAAAATAGATATAATCACCATTTGTAGTTGTCCACCCGTTACCAGGGAACGAAAGTTGACCACCGTTATTCAATTCAACATTATCATTAAAAACAGCAGAATTACTAAAAGTAACAGTATCACTAAAAGTAACAGTATCAAGGAAAAAAGTATTTCCTTCAAATCTTAAAGTATCATCTGCCTTTATTCTTAAATTACCAACATTTCCTGTATCGTTCCCCGCACTAATTATCATTTCATTGTCATCAGAATTTGAACGAAAATCCATGTGCATTGTATTATTGAGATCATCTTTAGCATGGAACCTCCACCCTGCTCCAACACCACCGAAACCAGTGTAAACTCCACTATCATCACCTAAATATGATTGTACAGCACTTGTAGAATCTATATAAAGATTATCGGTTGCTGAAAGCAATAAAGAATCCAAATCATCTGATTTTTGTTCCAATACACCCACACCTGAAGTTTCATCCCTGATAACAGTGCCACCACCATCCATGTATAATTTCTTAGCAATATAAATATTACCTTGTGCGTTTAAGTATAACCCACCTTGATCTGCGGATAAAGATAAACCATTAGTATCCGAAACCCAATGGTTTTCAAGTACACCCATATTGGATATAAAACTTCCATTATTTGGCCCGATCATCCTCAATTGAGGATATATTCTAACATATCCAGATGCACTGCCATGTAATCTCAAGTTTATAGTTGCGGATAATGTTAAATCCAAACTTGAACCTACTTCTTCTATATGTCCGTATCGTACACCATTTTCATTGTTAAAATAAACAAAATCATTCCAAAAATGAGTAGTAGCACTGACATGTACATCATCACCTTTAAAATTAACAGTGTTAATATCAACATCACCAACTGAAGCACTTAATGTTAAAGTCCCTGTACCTTCGTTCACATTAACATGTAACCCATCAGAAGAAGCTGATAAATCTGTTTGCCCATCTGTTCCGCTTGTTCCTTGTAATCTCAATTGAGCTTTAGAAGTATCACCAACAGTAAGTCTAGCTTCTATTGGTGTGGGTTCTCCCATATCGCTTTCAAATATGATAACATTATCAGACGTATTTAACCCAAAAGCAGATGTAGAATCTGACCAATTAGATATAACCAAATTAGTTAAATTGGTCACAGAAGAATCTCTCGCAAAAGCTAGTTGCATTACACCTTCCCAAATTAAACCCTGTCCGTTGTTTGAAGATATTTCTTTAGTCTGGGTTCCTTCAAAAGAACCCACACTGAAAGGAACAGGTGCAACAGATGTATTCTCTGTACCATTTGCATTCATAGCTTGAGCATATAAAACTATTTTATTAAATCTAAAATCGCCATGTACTGTTGTGAGTCTAGTTGTGTATCTACCGACATCTAAATTAGAACCTGCGGAAGTTACTTTTGAAAAACCATCCACTTTGTATAATAAATCTCTAGCATTACTATTGGTAAAAACAACAGGAGGCACTTCGGGAACTTGTGCAATATCTGTACCTGTAAAACCACCCACACCATCTGAAGTTATCGTTGAAGCTGAAAGAATAACCGAATCAATAGCAGATACACCATTTAATAGGGTAGCTCTGGAAGCCAGTGCTTGGGAAGAACCAGAAATAGAAAAAGAATCAAACCCAACAGAACTTGTATAACCATAACTATTATTTGCACCAAAAGCACTAGAATAAACAGAATTTTGACCCGTTAATTGCCATACATCGGCTGATGTTACACCATAAATAGTAGACATCCCTAAAGGGTTATAAAATTTCTGACCTTCTAATGTAGTATGAACAAAATCTGTAGCAGAAGTAGTGGCTGATAGTGGATATACGTTTGTTCCCAACCCATCTGTTGTTTCTTGTGTAAGGGTGTGATTTGCTTCATCTATTCTAGGATCATAGATAGGCAAGAAATATTTTAAAGCAAAATAAGAGCCGAAAGAAGCATTATGAATCGCATTTATACCTTCGTCTAATATTACGGATGTTTTTGCCAACGCCATTGATTTACCTCAATATTTTAAAATTTTCATATATTAACTATTTATAACACTAATGAGTCTCGAACATTTTAACTATTTCGTATGATTCTGGGCCTGATTATCTCAATTCAGTTTAAAGTTAAGTCGTTTATCCGAAAACTCAAATGTAGTTATTTGGGGCAGTTTACTTTTCATTTTTTTTATAAAAAATGACTTATAATTATAACCCAACCAACCTATAAAAACATCACTATTATTCATCGGCAAAACCTGAGCCACTGTTATGAAATTATTTCCTTTTTGATAATCAGCACCCACCGCAATATTATGTTCTTCCAAAAAAGAAAGAACAGTATAATGATAAACCTCTCCATCCCACACATATAGATCGGGTTCTTCGGAAGAAGTCAATCCAAACCTAATAGACTTTGTTGACGATTCTACTAATATTTTATTAATCATTCTAGTGGATGGATTTTTGAATATCATAATTTCTTTCCAACTTCTACCATCAAGAAAATTTATCTTTGTTGAAAACGTTTGCATTATTTCAACCAATCCCATTCAAATTCTTTTTTCATTCTATCATTATGTTCTAATTTAATATCAAAATCACACACAACTCGAAAACCTTGTTTTCTGGCTTTAGTACAAAAGTAAATATCTTCCCCTAAAATATTCTTACTTTTATTTATAGGATTAAAAAAGAAAGGTTCATATTTTAATTTTTCAAAAACCTTTCTTTTAATTAGCATAAAGCCTGTTCCTGAACTTCCAACTTCTCTTATCCCTGTAGCGGTTGATTTAAACTGCCCTATAAAGTTTCCATCTTCATCATTCATGTATGTTTGATACATATCAGAACCATGTTGTTTATAAGGAGCCACTGTAATATCGGAATTTATTTCTAATAACCTAATGATATCATCTATATCACCAATTATATCTGAATCCAGAAAAAAGAAATAATTAAAAGGTAAAATTTCTCCCGTACCATCATCAATTAAATGATTCCTTCCTGAGAAAATTTGTGTTGCATGGCGAGGTTCTACATGAAATTCATAATCCTTATATTGATACACAAGAAGTTTTTTTATTTCTTTCCCTTTTCTTGCTAATGTTCTTAAAAGTTGACCTGCATCTGTTACAAACTCATGGTAGAAAGGAATACATATCCTTACTGTTTTCATATTTCAATTCTCCGTTAAACATAATTGTTATGTTGGTCTTTTCATAACTACACCATCGGGCAATGTAGCATGATTTTTGGTAACCCATAACCCATCACTGGAAGATATAACAGCAGAAGTGGCTCCTTCTGATAACCCAACTAACTGTATATTATCATTATCAGTCACCTCTAAAACAATTCCACCATCATCTCCATGTGCTTTTAACCTTATTGTTCCTGTGTTGCTTCCAGAAGTACCTGCACTTATTTGTACAAAAGAACCATCTAAAGGAACAGTTAAATATATACTACCTTCGGCTCTAGCAGACACATTAAAAGTAGAATTTATTAATATATCGTTTTGAGAATCCATACTTATATCATTATTTGAATATAATAATATACCATATTCTGCACTTGTGCCTGTTGCTGATAAACCAATTGGGCCTATACCAGACACACTAAAAAAACCATTATTAGGTGTAACGGTATCTAAAGCACCGTATTGAAAAATAAAATCATTTAAATACGCTTCAAAAGAACTATTCGCATTTTTCTTTAAATGGTTAATTTTAAATGGGCCTTCGTTAAAATTATAGTATCCTGCTGAAACAGTTAAACCGCCCGTAACATCAGTAATTAATTCACTACCATCAGTAAACATTCTCCCTAAAAAAGAACCCACTTGGTTTGATTTGAATATTAAACCATCATCATCATTACCTGTTCCATTAAACATAGTTAAAGAATTACCACTAGTGATATGAGAACCACCAATTGTGACATTACCGCTAAAATAAGTTGTAGTTGCAGATAGTTGTATATTTGTTGAAGATGAAGTCTCCAATTCGTTTGTGGTTCCATTCCACATAATGAAAGAATTTTGTTGATCACCAAAAGCAACTTTAGTGTCATCTCCCATACTTATTACACCAGCAGAAGTAACTTGAAATCTTTCTAAACCATCTGTTATAAATCTGATTCTACCTGTAGTTGTACTCCACGTTCCAAGTGTCATTTCTGATGAATCATGGTTCCAACTTAAAATAGAAGCAAAATTTTCAGCAGATGAACCAAAAGCTATCCATTGATTATAATTTCTATGTCCTATAATAGAAATACCCTGATCCCATTCTTGTGTGCTTTCAAATACCGCTAAATTAACATCATTATCAGGATCAGTTATAACACTATTTGGCCCAGATAAAACATGTAATCTTGTGATTGGAGGTGGCCCCGAATCTCCAGAAATAATTAAAGTAGAATCTTTAACAATTACCCCATCGACAAATTCTTTCAATCCCGATGCAGATTGATCACCAGACAATAACATCTGATTAGTATCATCAGAATAAAGCAAATAACCGCCACCACTTAATAACCTGTGAACCTGTTTACCCGAATCTGTGGCTATGCCTTTTTGACCAAGACGAAGACCGCCTGCTAATAATTGGGCTTCCGTCTTATGTACCCTTTGTACATCTGCACTAGTTATTGTCATTCTAAAACTCCTATTTATTAATATTTATATTAAGGCCCATCTTCGATATACAAGTCACTAGCACTACCCGTTTCTTCAATAATATCAGGCATGGAACCACTTTCTTCTATTAAATCAAGAATTTCAGGAACTTCAGGATAAGAACCATTAAACGGCCATATCGCCTTTGTGGTGTGATAAGAATCCATTCTCACATAAACCGTTTCTAGTTCAAGATTAAAAATTATCTGTAACGTATCGAAAACATCATTAATCGGTCTAATAACTTCTACGGCTCTAAGAATATTGTCAAGATCGTTCAACCAAGAAGCAGGTGTTCTGTTTGCATCGATCCTGATAACAAAATGAGGGGTTGGAAAATAATTATCAGGAAAATCAGATACCCCAGAAGTTAATCCATTTGGATCTTCTTCCAACCAAAAGGTAGGATCGTTTCCGTATCCTCCGCTTGTAGGGTGATTAGCGTTTGATGACAATTCATCAGAAGTCCATCTATAAACCAAGTCGCCCACTAAACCAAAAGAGTAAAACAACACTTTTACTGCATTTCTAGTTGATTTGATTTGATACCAGTTGGGGAGATTTGACACTACAAATCGAAGATATTGATTGGTGTATTCATCGTTTACTGTCGCACTAGTCAAATCGTTAATATTATTTCTATGGACATCAATATTATATCCCATAAAGTTAGCAATTCTCTGAATAAACTCTATATCCACCAAATTCGGATCTTTTAATTCTGCAATTCGTCTTGCTTTTTCTAAAATCGAAATAGTATGAGCAGGATCAGTTATTTCTTCAGTAGCCGAAACAGTACCATAACCGTTTGGATTAGCCGAAGTTACGATATTCCCTGCGGAAGTCGTTTGATATTTGAAATAAGTCTTTTCACCATCAGCATCCGTAGTCCAGTTATCTAAAGTTCCAGTAGCCGATATTTCGTTATAATAAAGCTCATTTAAAAAATCTTCAAACAAGCCTACAAAATCACCAACTTCTGATTGTTCCAGATGGTCTGGAAGAAATTGTTTTAAATTGATCTCCTTCCCTTCTGGTTGTCGTAAAGATGAATTTGTGTTTAAATCTGGATCATGTGGCATTCTTGTTCAACCTTTTATTATGAAGAAAACAGATAACTCAAATCAATTTCAATTTGAGCTATTTCGTTATTTAAAGAATAATTCGTAATATTCCCTTCCGAATCTATCATGGATGTTCTAATAGCTCCCGCTAAATCATTATGTAATTTAAATGTGAAATTTTTAAAAAATTGTGTTTCTTCCCATGAATTTGCACCAGTATCAACCACACCTGCGGTTGATACTCCATCATAAATATTCTTCATTAAAGTCTGATAAAAAGTCTTTTCGTTTATTTTTGTAACCACATAATGAGTCTTATCTTCAAATTGATAAGGACTTGAAGAAGAACTAGTATAAGGGTTATTCCAAATACCTTCTGGTGTCGTTCCTGATGTGTTTAATGTTACCGCACTGGTCACTGATTGTTCATATATACCAAGTAAGGCTGAAGTAGACATAGAAACAGTATCTCTTGATCTAGCATAACCCGCATTTGTTAAATAATCATAAATCTGTGTATTAACCACACCTTCCAATAATGATTGATTAGAAACATCTGTCGTTGAAGCAATATCTTGGTCGGCACTCAAAGTTGAAATTAAACGTTCAGGCACAATAGGCTCAAAATATACATTTGAATCTACAACTTCTGTTTCCGTTTGAATGATATCAGTAATATTAGATTTATCTATTCTCACATTGAAGTCGGCTATTTCATCTAAATATTCGTAAATTTTATTATTAACCGTTTTAGAAACCGCACTTCTATCTTCTAGTTTTCCAATAGTAACCCTTCCCTTGAGTTTAAATTTTTGTACAATAGGGGTTATGTAAATATGTTTCACTGTCATTTGTGCTTTGGAATCCAGTTTATCATACATTTCTGTGATAGGATGTTCAGGGTTTAATGTTCTAAAATCATTAACTCTTTTTACTTCTGGTTGTGGTAATTCTTTTACCAACACATTGAAATAAGCCTGTTCTGGATACCCATCAGCCGAAACAACACCTGCGGATGTTTCATTTACCGTTGAAAAATCACTTTCTTCTTCTAAGAAGGCTTGATGTAATTCCGTATCATTTAAATTTCTAGCAGGTTGATCAATTGGGAATTTATACATAGAACCCAATGGACTAAAAAATGCTATATTGAAAAATCTGAAATTCGCCAATTGATTTCTACCTGTCACTTCTTCTTGTTCACCCCAAGCTAATGCATTTTTAATTTCTCCACCAGTAGAACCGATTGTTTGTGTTTTCAAAAAAGCCACATAATCTGCTTTGGTTACCAACCTGTCTAAAGAGAAAAACAATTTAGGAGCATTTAATCTGATAGAATCTATAGACTCTAAATCCGAACCGTTTACAATGTTCTTAGTAAATTTAAATGAAATATTACTAGTAAGGTCAACATCATCACTATTTTTAAAGGTATTCGGAGAAACAACATCTACACCAATCACTCCTGTTTGGTTTGCTATCTTACCTTCTGTTTGGAAATACTGAAGGAATATTTTTTGATCTGCCGTATCTATCCCTTTGGTTGCAAAAATATCATCACCAAATAAAATATTAATTCCCTCTTGTGGATTAGTTTGAATAAGTGCTCTTTTAGGAATAACAGAATTATCGGGGTTTAGAACAGAAGGATTAATTAATGTTTTTCTATCAATTGTATATAAAGTATTAAAGGCATCAGTTTGGTTAAGACCAATACCCAATTTTGTTAAATTTTCTGATAAATTCACATCACCTGTTACCTTATTATAAGCAACATCTTCACTACCATAATAATTACTGAATTTGGGATCATCAATCTTATAAGATTGAAACAAATCTCCTACTTGACTATTAAGAGCACCTTGTATTGTTGCAACTTCTATTGAACCTTGCATAATTTCTATATCTAACAATAAACTTGGGTCAATGTTTCCGTTGACATCCACTAATACATCTTCATCACTAGCCGAAGTCTTAACAGCATATTGAATAATTTTTTCGTAATCAGGATTCCCTACTTGAGCACTATCAGCACTTGTGAACGTGTATGTATAAGAATTTTTTAATATGAATGGCAAACCTAAAGCAGTATAAGCTGTATTATGTTTTTGAAAGGTGATTGTACTACCTGTTGCAATAGAAGGCAGTGGGCCTTTTAAAATAATACTAATTGCGGATTCTGCGGGTATCGGCCTTCTTGGAACATAACCTAAAATTTTAGATAAAGCGATAACCGAACTTTTTAGTCTAGCAGTATCGAAATAGTTTTCTTCCGCTACTCTCTCTATGTAATAGTTTGTTAAATCTGTCGTTCCTGCAAACAAATCTAAAATAGTTTGAGAAATCGCTGAATCTCTAAAGTTTTCAAACCTTGGGTCACGATTTACATAATTTTGGATTTGACTTCTAATAGTATCATAATCCAATGATGTAAAATTAAGTGGGTTTTTCTTTTTTTTGTTTGCCATTCATATTTCCTTAAATTTGTAAGTATTTATAAAAAAATTAAAACTTCAAAATATCATCAATTCCGACACCTTCACTATCAAATTTCGGATTCGCAAGTCTGTTTCGTAAGTTATTTATTCTAGCCCTTAAATCTGATTCTTTATCTAAGACCGACTGTATCAATTCATCCGCTTTGACACCCCAACCCGTTCCTTGTCTGGAAATCAATAACTTATTAGAAAAATCTACTTGAGCGTTAATGGAAGACTCAACAAAGTTACAAGTCGCAAACCCGCAATCCAGATACTTATCTAGACCTTCCATTTGTTTCAGAAAAGGAGTTATCGCATTAAAATATTTTTGTATAGCTTCATCTATTTTATTTATCCCTAATTGTTCTAACAGATCATCTAATTCATCTTGAATCTCACTTAAATAATCATCAATGAAACCATCCAAAATCCCCTTTAACGTGAGTTTACACACATAAGTTTCCCATAGATCAAAATCCCCATTCCTGATAGCATTTCTAATTGATAAAGGAATCCCTTGTACAAAAACTGGATCATCCCCATTTTCTGGAAAAAGAGAAAGGAAAATAGCTTTACAAGCAAAGGCAACTCTACAAAAATCCCTACCACCTAGCGGTTCGTTTGGGTCTATTTTGGCTAATTTAAATAACGATAATACTAGTTCTTCTAATATTATTAATCTACCTTCTACAAAAGCCAAAACTACCGCTTCTATTCTCTTGATAGTGGCCTTTAAAATTCTCAATGCTAATATCGGTGCAAATAACCCCGAATTAAGTACCGCCAACAAAGCATCAAATTCCCTTTGTGCCATTTGGCAAAATAATAGTTCTGGCCCTGCCATTTATTAAACTCCTTTTCAAGTTTTGTCATTATATATGTATTTATAAAACAGATAGATAGAGGTTTTGGGGAAAAAATGGTATTTTTAAGGGTTGACACCTGAGATTTAAAATAATACATTAGATTTGTAATCTATACCAAGGAGAAAAATATGAAATTTTTAATGTCACTTTTGTTTGTGATTTGTATGGTTGGTTGTATTACAAACAATGATGTAGTTAAAAACCGACAAAGCGATACCACGTTTATAACAGAAATAGATACGGTTTATGTCTCATATGTAGAAAAAGACACAATCCAAGACACTTTACTGGTAACCAGTACGGACACTTTTAATATTTCCGATTCCTTGGTATTCTTTGATTCTATCAAAACTGTGGACACCTTATATGTGAATAAGATTATTACCAATTATGACACGTTGATCATTCTAGACACCATCAGAACCATTGATTCTATCATATCTAGTGATAGTATAATCGACTCTGTGTTATACACAGATACCCTAATCGAAACAGACACCGTTGTATCAGTCGATACTCTTATTGAACATGATACTATTATTACTGTAATCGTGATGAACGATACCTCTAATTTTTTCATAGATAAAAGAAATTTTAAGGCATATAGATTCGTAACAATAGGTAGCCAGAATTGGATGGCAGAAAATTTAAACTATGAACCAAATACGGGATTTTCTTGGTGTTTAAATGATGATATAGATATGTGTAGTCAAAAAGGAAGACTTTATACATGGGAAACTGCTATAGATAATGGGCATGGAAATGGAAAGGATATTTGCCCTGATAATTGGCATTTACCTACAGATGAAGAGTGGAAAACCTTAGAAATGGAATTAGGCATGACTCAAACCCAAGCCGACACTTGGGGTTGGAGAAACACAGAGTATGGAAAAAAATTATTAGATGAAAATCTAGGGGGAACAGATGATTACTTGTTTACTGCTATAGTTTCTGGTTATCGGACTAGTTTAGAAGCCTTTAATTCTAATGGAATACAATGGTGGGTTTCAAACTCTTATAACGAAATCGAAGCTCATATCAGAGGAATTCCTGTCGCACAAGGAGATATTGTTAGAGGAAAAATTTACAAAAGTTCTGGTCTACCTGTTCGGTGTGTTCGGAATTAACCACTTTCTTTTTTAACAACGTCAATCGGTTTCACCTTCTCTAAAGGAGCATAAACCGTTTTAATAATCGGACTCAGTATTTCTATTTCTAATTCTAGTTTCATATCTAATTCTCCCCCAAAGCCTACTGTGGTTGATATAACAGGTATCCCTGATGTTTGAGACTCACCATCCACTAGTGCGGTAGCCAAGTCTGTATTAGCTGATGTGACTCCCATAGGCCCATCTGCCGAAAGATTAAAAATGGTATTAGGTGAAGCCGAAACATCAACCGCACTGGTTGTGTCAACATAAAATCCGCAATCATGTAATACCGCATTTCCAGAGTTGGCCGTTAATTGTGTTGCCCCACTTGTGATATTTGCGTGTTTTACAAACGCACTAGTGCTTGAATCATAAACAATATAATAACAGTCAACAAGTGCCATTAGTTATACACCAAAACCCCTGTGGTTATCCCCGTTGCAGGAGAAACTATTACCCCATTGGTTGGAATAGGGGGAACCACATTAACATTCAAACCCTGTTGTATGTATTTAGCAATCAAATCCCAATACTTTTCTTTATCTGGTGGCTTGGAACCCATTACTTCTAATTCGGCAGGAGTTCCAAAACTCGCCATTGATGGAAACAGAATAGGAACCATCGGAATATCTAACCCAGGAATAACCGATACAAAAGAAGTGGGTAGTGATTTAAAACTAGCCTGAACCGTACCAGTAAGCATTAAAGCTATCGCCTGAAATATTCTCTGAATCCCCCCATTAGGTAAACCATTTTTAACCAATGTTTTAAATGTGCTCAGATATGAATCCTTGGAACCTAAAATAACAGAATGAACAGTTGTTACTCCTATCAACGGATCAGGGTTAGGTGGTTTGTTGTGAGTGCCTACTGTAATTCCAGTAAAAGAATAATCTTCGTTTAAATAGTCATATAAGCCATTCATAACGGCTTCAAGTCCTGCATCAGCATTAGCTTCGAAATCTTCTTGGACATACTGTACAGCTTCTAATTCTTTGATTATTCTATCTTTTAATAAAACGGACATATAAACTCATTTTCAAATTACGGTTGAACATTTGCCGAACCTGGGGTTTGTGGAAATTGTTTTCCGATAGAATGTGGAGCACCTGTAACTAGACAAGCAGGTAGATTATTAATAGGTTGAGTTGCACCTGCACCACCGAACTTGAGTAACCCTGTTGTAGATTCTATTGTAATATCTCCCTCTGATTTCAAAGACACATCCCCTTTTACTGTAATATCTAGTTTCCCTTCTTCGACTTCCGAACCAGTTGAATCTATCTTCAAATTACCCTTACCATCAAAATTCACTAGCAACCCGCTTGCATGGCGGTATTCTGTTTCCAGAGTCACAGTATTGATTCTGACATAATCCCCTTTATCTGTTTCAAACATAATTAAGGTATTAGGATAATCTTCTTGGATATCCTGTGGTATTTGTGAAGTGTTCACTACCTTACTAGTGTAAACGGGGGCATATAAATCATCATTATCGAAATACACCCGAACTAGAGTATCAACAGGGGGCACTACAAAAGAACCCACCTTAGAACCCACAAAACCATGTTCAGGGGAAGCCCAAGGCAAATCTTCTACCTTAATAGTATCATTATCAAACACACCAAAAACTCTTATTCTACATCTACCTATTTTGTCTGGATCATTATTATCCACCACAATACCAGTATGCATTTGTAATCGACTTTTAGCATGGTTACTTATAAACTCTCTTAATAATTCAGGTATTTCTTTTTCTATATTAACCTTATACTTTTCATCCATCTTCAATCTCCATTTTCTTTTTTATCTCAATAGCACAACTTTTACAAAGGGTTAAAAGGTAATTTCGGATTTTAACCGATTCTCCCGCCTTGCCACAATTTTCACAAACAGAACCAGATAAATCTTCCATCTTGTGAATGGTTTCATAAATGGCTTTTTCTTTCTTATGATTAGTTGTTCTAACATAAATTCTTAACAGACCAAATTTCTGTTTAACCTGTATTACATTTAATTGATATTTATCACCTACAATTTTCTCCAATTCTTCAAGGGTTGAATACACCAAATCGTACCAACCGTTCCCATGTTCAAATCCAAAGCACATTAAACTTTCAGCAGGGTCAACACATCTTCCTTCAGGAAAGAAGTTTTTAAACCTTGCAAATAATTGTTCTTCTTTGTCCATATCCATTATTAAGCACCGCATTATTTATCCTAAAGAGAAGGAAAATTCGTTAAAATTTTACTAAACAATTTAGCTGAAGCAACAGGCTCAGAGCTATTTCTACTTTCAAATTCTTTTTTGTACCCTTTAATATCCATTCCGTTTCGGAACAAAACCAATCGGGTTTCATAAATTGAATCTTTTTTCGCATTATGAATGATCCCGCCCACCAAATATTTACCAGAATGAACTTCATTCATGTTTGATTCGATAGGTAGTAAAGAAGGCAATTCTACGTTTACCAAATCAAAAAGTTTTATATCATCATTTGGTCTAGTCCAAAGCATTAAGTAGGAACTAAAAAAATTATCTCTTAGATATTTATTTTGTGTCATGGCCAAATAATAATTTTCATGCACATTAGAATTATCTTGTTTTCCATAATCTATATGTCTTACAATAGTTTCTTTTTCTAGAACAGATTTTTCCTTCAATGAATGAATAGTAAGGGGATGTTCATCTGTTGTTATTTTTCTATTAACTTGAGAAGTCAGATCGTAATAACTGAACTCCATCCCATAAGCGGATTTCTTATTAACAGAACCGCCCATATTTTTAAAATCCCAGTTATAGAAATAATAAACATTACCATCTTCATCTTTTTCATCTTCCAAATCTTCTTCCACTTCTTCGTCTTTTTGTTGTTGACTTGTGAGTGTTCCCGATTTGATATTAAACTTAAAAGTCTTTAATTCTTGTTCTTTTTCCAGTTCTTTTTTTAAAGAAGTATAAACCATTTTTCCTTTTCGTTCTGTGTATATAAAAGGGGTATCATTATCATTGATGTACGCTCTTTCTAATAGATGTTTTAAAAAATCATAATTAGATTGATCCATTTGTATCCAATTCATTTCATCTTTAGGTGTAACTCTTGATTCAAATACCAATCCTTCAAAACCTTCAGATTTTGTCTGAGAAATGATTTCTTCAATCACTTCTTGGGAATTTTTAGAACTATATATTTTTCTCTTAATAGGATAAATCATTTCAGGTGCTTTTAACAAAGCGGTTAAAATAATTAAAGATTGTTGTTGTTTCCCTGGAGCACTGTTTTTAATTTGCCAATCTTGTAGTATAAACGTAGACTTAATCGGCGGTTCTTCTGAAGCAAAGTTGTTAATCTCTATTTCAATTTCATCATTATCTTGCAACGGAAGTTGATCTGTAAATCTACCGTTATCTGATAAATACAATTCTAATCTTGGTAATTGATCAAATACCCATTCTCTGATAACCACATTAACTATAGAATTAAGAACAACATCTGAGCCATTTATAGCACACTTAAAAACAAAAGAAACGTCTGCATTTTCATTTTGTTCATTTAGTTTGGTTATTGAACTCTGTTCTGTTGCCATGTTATTTATCTAATTTTCTTCTAGTTTTAATGTAAAATTCATCTATATCTGCAATCGCAGGAATTTGAATACTCTGACCTTCTGACATATCATTATACAGATCATCAATATTGTTCACCTTGGCGATAATCCACCAATAGTCTATTTTACCTAAAACTCTAAGACTAACTAAATCTAATCTTCCAATATGTTCCCTGCGAATAGTGAAATAAGTTTTAGGTCTTTTGAATTTGAAATCATTAAACCCGTTACTCTTTAAATCATTTTCAGTGATATTGTCTATCTCATTTTGATTATAAAAATTTGTTCTGTTAAATTTTCCTGCCATAATAATCCTATTTTAAATCAGTCGGTTTAAAATCTGGTGGTATATCTGATGCGGGTGTAGAAAGACTTTGCCCATTAATAGTTATATTTGTAGTAGGATTAGTGAAAATAGTATCAACACCATAAGTACCCCCATTTCTAGTAAGGGATTGAAGTGATAAAAGATTCACTTTAAAATCACCATACAACGGCCCAGTATGTGTTAATTCCTTAGAATAAGTAACATCAAGACTTTCTATCACCATTCCTCTACATGTGAAAAAATTACCTATTGTCAATGTAAGTGTTCGGCTACCACTTGCAAATTTTTCTAATCTATTATATACACTGGAACCTGCTTCTGTTATTTTTTTTTCATCAGCTCCCACATCGACTACATCCGAAACCACACCACCAGCCAAATCAGCAGATTTATCAATAGCATTAACAATAGCACCTTTACTAAAAGAATTAGGAACCATCAGATACGACAACGCTTTAGAAGCATTGAGAACTTTATTTCCACCCCCAAATCCCCCTGTCTCGCTTTCTTCATGTTCCCATACTCTAAACTCAACAGGCATTTGTAAATTACTTCCACCTTGATAATACTTCTGAGAAAATAAACCAGTTGTCAAACTAGCATCCCCTGTTTTTTGAAGCAACTCTGCCCCAGGAACTAGTCCAGTAAATAAATCTGCCCATTTTGCTTGTAATTGAAAAGCAAAACCCGATTTCATTTGTCCACTTACAATTGCTTTTGAAGCAGGATCGCTTATAGTCACCTTATAAAAACTAGCATTCGTTTGTTTCCCTTTTTTTGTAATAAATGTTCTTTCTACTATTGGCATATCTTACCCCTTACACAATCCTTATTTCTGGTGTTTTTATGTTATCCACATTTCCACCTTTAGTGGCGGTAGCAATCTTCTTAGCCAATACATCTGAGAATTGATTGACCATGAAATTCATCATTATTTCCTGTCTTTGCAGTGGAGACATATCTTCTCCTAATATGATTCCACCGCCTTGTTTCACATCCTTAACTTCCTTTATCTGTGCTCCTTTTTCTTTCGCTTTAGATTTGGAAATTTCGGGAGTTTCATTATCTGAAAACAGACCTTTTATAAAGGAAACCACTTTCCCTGCTCCCGTTTTCAGAATACTTAATACATTACCTATACCATCAACAATCTTCATCACAAAACCTTTCAAACCGCTTATTACCTTTTTGCCTAATCCAGATATAGCATCCATAGCATTTGACAATAATCCTTCTCCTTCTCCGTTATCTGTAGAAGAAAACATACTTTTAATCCCATCCCAAATGCTAGAAACCAGACTACCTGCCCAACCAAACACTGTTGAGTATATTTCTCCATAAAAAGAAAGAACTTTTAAACCACCCGAAAAAAGAGTTTTAATACCACCCCATATGCTAGAAACCAAACTACTTGTCCAATTGGCGGTTGTCACTAAAATATCTTCAACGAAATCTACTGAAGAACTGAAAAAGGATTTGATACCACCCCATATACTAGAAACCAATCTGCTTGCCCATTCAGTGATAACACCAAATGATTCCAACGGACTAGTAAAAATATTAACAATAAAATCAAAGACTCCTTTTATTCTGTGTGACCATTTTTTAGCACCACCCAATAGACCAAAAGTCAAACCATTAAATATACTACCAATGATAGCTGAAATTCTTTCAACTACGGTTACATTTTCACCTTCTTTTTTATCAAAAAAAGTACCTGCTCTGAAAAACCCCATAATACCATCAACAACAGTCATAACCGCCATTACAACTTGACCTATCCCTGGGATGAATTTTAAAGCCTTTCCAACGATACCGCCAATCTTTGTAACCACACCAAAGGCTTTTCCAAATTGTCCGAAAAAATTACCTATTAATTTCCCTATATGTAAAGCAGGTTTAAAGAATGTTTTAACCTTCTTGACTATACTGCCAACAAAACCGAATATAGCTCGAACCGCTTTTGCTACTATGTTAAAAACACCTTTAACAATCGTGATATATCCTTTTATTGGATTAAAAACATTTACAATAGAACCTATGATTTTAACTATGCCTTTACCTATAGATAAAAACTTACCAAAGAACCCCATTATACCACCACCTTTCAAGGCAAGTTTAGTGCCTTTAACGAAAGAATCAACCGTACCTTTTATTCTAGCTACCCATCTTGTAAAGAAATGTGCATAAATTTCAAGAGATATTCTAAAATTTCTAAAACCTTTTGTAATTTTTCCGATAACACCACCACCCAATTTCCAGTTCCTTACCATGTTCTTAAAAAATCTAAGAAAGCTAATCTGAACACCTCTAAGCCATCTTCCAAATTTCGTTTTCTTGAAACTGGCAAACAAACTCAAAGCCCATGTTCGGAGTGTTTTTCCTAATAGCTGAACTCCTTTGGTGAACATTTTGACACCATTTATAAGGAGCTTACCTGACCTAATTAAAAGTCCCGTAAATACTAACAATAAGAATTTAATCAAACCTGTTTTTGTAGTAGGTTTGGTGTTATTCTTAATATCTTTAAGTAATTTTTGAGTTTGTCTTTGAGTTTTAATAATGGCTCTTTCTTTGGTTCTATTAAAACTCTTTTTACCTTGCGACACCAAAGATTTCATATGCCTACTGATACTAGTAAGCAACTGCCTTCTCTGTAATTCTGGTTTTGTTTCTTTTACCGCTTTATCTGTTGAAGTAAATAAAGATGGTAATCCTGCTTCGCCTATTGCCATTATGTTATATCCCTAAGTTGATTAGATAAATTAGAATCGTTATCTCCTGATTCATTCAATCTTTCTTTCATTTTTTCATAGTGCCAATACACCTCACCAAAATCCATCTGATTATTGACTTGGTATCTCATATACCAAGCCATATCATTTTCCATCAACAATAAATCACTATATTCGTGCAGTGGGAAAAAAGAAATCGGGGCGAAAAGGTAGCATCGTATCAGATGCCACCCCACACTTGTTACATTTAACATTGATAGTTGGCTCTAACCCTACACTTATGCTTTCCACATAAGACTCCAAATGAGCATAGTCGGGTACAGACATCTCTGTTGTTAAATATTGATACTTGCCAATGGTTCCCATTTTCTCACCATTAATCGTTTTAATCATTCTACATATATTTATGATATCATCATCAAAAGACATCATGGAAGTTTTATTCTTCCTTAAAAAATCCTCAGTGGCCATTTCATCTTCAACTGTGAGATATTTAAACATAAAAGAATGTTTCCCACTTGGAGAAGTATATGAAGTTTTTATTTTTTCAACATCTAATTCTTCCAATTCTTTGATTTTTAATTTATTCAACTCAAAAGTAAATTCTGAAAGTTCATTACATTTTCCACATTCAAACTTTACATCATAACCCGATTCTGGGTAGGTTTTGGCTCTTAACCAGAACATGATGAACATCTTATCAGAAGCATAAATGTCTTTAATATCGATCCCAACAATAGCTTTGCTTAATATGTCGTTGATAATATCATTGGCCGTTTCTTCATTCATGTTGGCCAACATTTTAACCTCACCCACCTTCATAGGTCTACCTTTAATTACGGTTCCTTCAGGGTATAATAACATACTTGTAGGGAAACCTGTAATTTTTTCATAACCCATTTCATCTGGAACTTGGGCTTGTTGTGGTGTGGGACTAGGATTCTGCGGTTCGGCCTTTTTAACTGGTGCTTTCTTCTTTACGGTATCTTTCGCAACTGGATTTTCAGGTGCGTTTGGATCGTATTCTTGCATTTTCATTGATTATACTCCTTTTCAATTTCAATATTTTAATTATTTATATTCCTGTTATACTCCTTTTCTATTCACAACCGATTGGTTTATGTAAAAATCATTATGGTCACTTCCGAATGTAATTGAGAATTTTTGCCCTGCGGGTTGAGAATAATCGAAAGTTAGAGGGGTTGACCTTAAAAAATACGAATCAGGAAAATGATATCTGTAAATTACATCATTTTTCTCATTATATGATTCGATAATAATAGTTCCAATATTTGAAAACTGTTTAGGGTAATATAAACCGTTCCCATCAACGATTCTAGTTTGACACCAACGAACAAATCTAGACATAGTACCATAGGCATCATCTTCAAAAAGAATCGAAAATTCAAAGCCTTCGTGTTTTAGAACAGGGAATGATTGTTTAAAAATACCTTGCGAAATGGTTTCTTTTTCAAAAGCCCAATTCGGAAGAGTTACATTGACCACCAAGAATTGGTCAATCTCAGGCATTCTCCCTGCTCTTGCTTTCATATCCCTTAAAATTTCTTGTTGAGTGCTGGTTTTAGCATATTTATTGGCAACTGATACGTTTTCTTCAATTGTAACAGTAAACTTATCTATTCTCTGAATAGATTTCTTTCTAAAGTTCTTTTCAAATATTTGTCTATCCAATGGCATAAAAACCTCCAATTCAAAAGTATTTATAAAAAAAAAGGAAAGGGTAATATACCCCTTCCTTCCTTAACTATTGTTTAGTTTTATTATCTTTGTAACCAATAATCAAACTGGAAAGTCACATCATATTTCACACTGTCATTTGCAGTATAATCTAATGTCGCATCCCCCACCGAAGTAGGCCATGCTTGGTAAAAAACCACATCTTTCTCAAATTTTGTCTGATCACTTTTATACATTTTAAGAACAATATTCTTAATGTAGTCCTGTTTAGTAGGCACTTTTTGACCACCCGCAGTTGGTGAAGCAGGATCGTAATCGTGAATAAGTTGCATCCATGAATGTAATGCGGTATGCACTTTCTGATCTTCAAATTCTTCCAACTGAACGGCAAATGTTCCAGTATATTCTGTTCTTCCTGCAAAAAATTGTTTTGTTCCCATGAAAAAAGATTCTATAGGTGTAATTGTTCTACCAGGGATAACAACATTTCTGGCTCTTACTATCATGTCATCTTCATCTAAATCTTCGATAGAAGGGATGATAAGTTCCCACATATATTGCTTTTGGATGTCAGGAAGATTCTTTAGTCTACCCGCTACTGTAAAATTAGCCATGTTTTTTCTCCTTTAAGGTCTTTCTTTTATTTATACTTTTAAAGCGTTTTTCTATTACTTTACAAGTTTCCATGTGAACTCAACGATCTTGTCAATAGGCATTGATAAGAATCGTTTCCTCTGATCTAATGACAAAGCACCATGAACAGTTAAAATGGCATTGGCCGTAGTCATATCAACTATTCTGCCACCTATTTTATCATACTGCTTATTCTTTATTATCTCTTTCAATTTCTTTAAAACATCAAGCCCTTCATTGATGTATTCTTCATTTTCTTCTAATTTTTTAATTTCATTGACAGAATATCCGACAGATTTCAAAAATTTTCTAGCTTCATCTTTAGACATACCACCCGCAACATTAACACCCGCATCAGACATTTTTAAAGTAGATTTAGCTATCTTTAATTGGTGTTTTTGCGGAACCGTTAATGTTTTCTTAGCTTCATTTAAATACTCCAAATCTTCATACCCCTCTTTAATGTTTTCTTGGAATCCTTTTGTTTTCCAAGCCACATCTGTCAATCTTCCGAAAGGCATACTGGCCATTATTTTCTTTTTTTCTTTTGGAAGCATATCATACGCATCCATAATTGCTCTTGCGGTTTTAACATCCATGTCATAATCGCCAACCTTTTGCATATCTGCATCAGATTTCATTTCAGCAATCTTCCTGATATCTCTAATCAAGGAACCTTCTTCTATATAGTAGTTTGAAAATCTCATAAAATACCCTCTATATGTATTTATAATTCATAAACCTATTTGATGAAGATTTTAATCTATAATTAATAGTTTGATGTTTAATACCTGTTCGTGTTTCTGCTTCATAAGTATTTTTATAAAAAACTTCACCTATTTTAAAAGGTTTTTTACTTAATGTTTTAGAAATATCAAAGAAATTTCAAGGAAAAAACAATCCTTTTTATATTTTCTTTACCATATTTCTTAACAGCCTGTTTAATTAATTTTCCAGATCCTAAATACCCATCATTAGCACTAGTATTGTGTTTACCAACATATATTTTATTGTTAATTAAATTTGTAGTTTTATAAATTATCATAATAACGATATAAGGGATAACCGAAGTTATCCCTTATTCTCAGTTTTATTAAGCTGAAATTTCAGCGAGATTGACACCACTTCTGGTGATGATCATCTGCAATCTGATGAACTCAATAGCTCTAACTGGTGTAACATAGACATCCACATTCAGAAGATTGTTGTCTTTATCTTGCGGAGAGTTGTTGGTATCATCTACTTTTACCAAGTAGTTTTCCATTCCTCCACCTGCTCTTACCGTACTCAAGAAGTTATCAATTACTGTGAAAACTCTTAATCTTACAGATTCGTTATTAGGTTCAAAGATGAAAGGCATTAAATCTGGTTCGATAGAATTTTCTACGAATAAAAGCATTCTTCTTACCGCAATTTCTGAAAGTGCAGATTTCTTTCTTTGGGCAGTTTTTTGACCCCAAACAGTACTTCCTTGTCCTTTAATGAACATAATAGGGTTAATGTTATTAGCATACAGATTTCCAAGATTTGCTTTATTATAGATAACATTTTGACCTAATACTGGTAAAACACCTCTATTAATACCCGCAGGGGCAAACCATGTTTCCGCAATTCTATCAGTTCTTGCCATAATAACCCCACCGTAGATTGAGTTAGGAATGAATACTTTTTTATCGTTGAATGAATCAAAAATCAAAGACCATCCAGTATATTTTGCCATATAGGATGGAGCAGGAAATGATTGTGCATTCGCCAAATCAATGATAGTTTGAGCATCCAAATCGGTATTATATCCAACTTGAGTTGTTCCGATAGAATCTCTTCTATTATTTACAACACCTGCGATGGCATTCGCTACAGTGTTAGAGTTAGAAGTATCTGCCCAAGTATTGATTAAAATATTGAACTCAACTTTTTCTCTATCATTGTAGAAGTTTTCTAATCCGTTCACTACTCTACCTGCAAGTACATCAGAAGAAGAATCAACTCCACTTACTAATGGTGTAACAGATACAGTTGGTGTAGCCACAGTTGCCAAATTTCCTGTTTCTTCTGGTCTTTGACCTGCTGTCATAAGGTTATTCACATAAATGTATTGTGATCTTCCGTTAATAACTTCTTCGATATTTAACTGAGAACCATTAGGAGCCAGTAAATCACCCGCAGTTCCAAGGAAAGTTTCTTCAGCTTCCGCAGGGAAAGAGTCATTTGTAGATTCTCTAACATATACATCTACTCTGAAAACTTTTTTCCATTTAGCATCAGAAGCACTTGATGGTGTTCCATCTGCTTCAGTGTCATCGTAATCCCAAGCCCACTCAACAGAGTTAGCACTTGATTCTGTACTATAACTTGCACAAGTTGTTATAACAACACCCACATTATTTCCATATGTGCCAGGTCCGATTGAAGCCACCAATAATGAAGCATTTGAACCATCCGCAGATGTTCCTGTAAACGTATCAATATCATTGTTAATTGTATTTGTATTGGCATCTATTGATGAATAAGCAGATGTACTATCCGCTAGAATAGTTACTGAACCTACTGCACTTGTGGCACTTGTTCCACCTTCTTGTGGAGAAAAAAGGTTCGCATATTGTTCATCACCATTCGTTACTCTTGTATAATAAAGAGATTCTGATTCTTGAAGAAATTCCAATGCACCATATATCCCATAATCCGCAGTTGAAGCAGAAGGAACGGAAGGTGTACCGAACTTTTCAATGAATTTTTTATCTGTAGTTATCAGTTCTCTTGAGTTTACTCTGCCTTGACTTGCACCACCAATGATTACCCCTGTTGATGTTCCCGCAGGAGAAATTACCTCTGAAATATCTTTTTCAGACCTTTGGATTCCTGGTGTTCTAAAACTTACGGCCATAATTTTATACTCCTATGTATAACTTTTTTGTAAATAAACAACATTCACTCACATTATTATCAAATTTTTCTTATATATTAGTATTTATAAAATCAATGAATTATTAATTATCGACTTACATTGAATAAATTCGGCCTAAACAGTGTAAAGTTTCTTCTTGAAAATGTTCCTCTGGGTATTGATAAGTTGGAAAGGTTTCTAGGTTAAGTCTGCGAAAAATCGTTTTCTCTGAAATACCCAAAATCTTACTTGCCGATACTTGGGAAGCATATTTAACACCATCTATAAAAATACTTTTATGAGTTTTAGTTGTCTTTAATACCGATTTGGTAATAGGTTCCCCTGTATTTTTATCGACATACATCCAATCTTTGAATTTTTCAGACATAGAAATAACTCTACTATGAATAGTATTTCCTGAAATATTCAAAATTCGAGTAGCTTCCGCTTGGCTGAAATAGATATCCCCATTGATAATAATAGGTCGGTTATTCGGATTCTTATCGCTTTTCATAAAATCAGAAAATTTCTTCCTTTGTCTTTCAAATTCTCTAGCAGAAAATTTCAAGCATTCTTGCCTATATCCCATTACCATAATTCTATGGGCCAACTCGATATATCTGTTTTCGGGGTATATTTTGTGTAACAAGTGATGAGCCAAATAATGCTCTTTGGCTGTTAAATAAACCATATTTTCGGGTTCATTAGAACCGCCTATGCTTCTTGGAATTATGTGATGATTCTCTTTGTAGCCTTTTAATTTTCGATTTAAGCCACTATCAATGAGCAATTGGTATTGTTTTCTGTAATCCATAAAAACCCCCATTCAACTTATGGAAATATTTATATCTACAGGTAAGGATTATTATTTCGCTCCAATCCTTCATCATAACCCCAACCATCTTCTAACTCGACTTCATCAATACCATTTCCATCATTATCAAAGAATATGGGTTTATCATCATTTTGTTCCTCAATAGACAACCGAAATTTGGGATCAATAACCTTAACATTACCATTTCTACCATCAAAAAAGATGGTAGTTAAGAAATACACTCCCCACAGAAGAGAGGTCACACAATCATCATTTGACCCTCTAGGAGCCTTAAAAACGTCTGGTCTAACTTCTTCATATCTGGAAAGTTCATATAATGTGTTCCTTTCACAGATTTCTAGCCACCCGTTGTCCATATACCGTTTTAATAACACATTTGCTGATAATTTGGAAGCTCTGGTAGAACGGATTCCAATACCTTTTTTGTCACAATTCAGAATTTTATCGTATTCGTACTGATACCAGATCAATTTAGCCACTTCACCGCCTACATCATTGTTTTCCACCATCATATATGCTCCATTATAGAACTCTGAGACAGAAATACAGATTTCGGCAAAGTCTTGAGTTTCCACTGTATTGAAGCGATACATAGCCACCTGCTTTATTTCATGCTCATGGACTATTTTAAGCACCTGTATAACACTATAATCCTTTCCTGTACCCTTCGCACTGTCAATTCCTAAAATGTACTGTTGGCCCTCTATAGGCCTTTCAAAGATATGTAAATTAAACCCCATTTTCTGCTCGATTGGGTCAAGTGGTTTTATCCTTTCTAGAATCTCAGGGTCAATTAGGGTATTCGATGAACCAAGGAACTTACAGTCATATTCTTGAGCAAAATGCTGAATTCCTTTATCTCTGATAATACCTTCTTTCCATTTCTTATTCCTTCCTTCAACTTCATCCCAGTTAATCTTAATAGGCAAGAAATTTGAAGTCTTATCAGGATCTAGCTCGATAGCTCCCCTCCAAATATGGTAAAAATGGTTCATCCCTTTTGGAGTCGATACTATTACCATTTTAGCGTTTTTAGAAGACGAAATAGTAGGGTAAACAGAGTCCATAAATTCGTCTGCTATGTTATCAGGAACGTGAGCAAATTCATCCATGTAAAGCAAGGCAACGGATTCGCCTCTAAAGGCAGTAGAAGCAGTAGAACCTGCCATGATAATGTTTCCATTTTCAAAGCCGATTGTGTTTTTATTCCATCCACCATTCTCTTCACTAATACCCTGTTGCATCCACAAGGGGATTTGTTTGATGGCTAGTTTAATTCTTCTTAAAATCTCTTTGGCTGTCTTTTCATTATTCGCCAATACTGCAACCTTTTTATCTTCTTGAAATAGAACATAATGAGTCAAGTAAATAGTAGATACTGTGGTTTTTCCAATCTGTCTTGAGGACAACATTGCGATATGTTGTTTGTTTTCATCTGGCGGGTCAACAAATGCTTTTAAAATTCTTCTTTGGTATTCTCTCAACTTAATTGTATGTTTACCATCATCAATACTTACAATCGTAAAATACTTTTCGGCAAAATAGAGAATATCTTCTTTACAACGAATGTACTCTTCCATTCGTTTTGCAGTCATGTTGATCTTTTCGCCAAGACCTCTTAAAGATGGATCTTTTAAATACATATTTTTTTATTTCAAATAATCACGAAATCTCAAAGCAAATTCTTCATTTTTATTTTTCCTGTTTTTCTTAGCCTTCATATCTGGTTTAGCTTTTTTCTTAGGCTTTTTTGCTGATGCTTTCGTGATTTTAGGTTTTTCTTCCTTCTTTGGTTCGACTTTAGGTTTTTCTTCCTTCTTTGGTTCCTTTTTCTTGAGAACAGGTTTAACTTTCGTAGATTTCTCTACATTTTTCTTCTGTTCTTTTTCAGACTTTTTAGTTTCAGCTTCCTTTTCTTTTTTTTCAGCATCTTCTTTTGCTTTTCTATTTTTAAATGCAGTGGCGACAGAACCACCAACATCCTTTGCGGTAGACACACCCACATCAACAGTCGAAGCAAGTTCTTTATCTGCGGATCTTAAACCAGCTTTTGCTACATTTGTTCCTTTTTCTTTAGCTTTAGAAAGAAACGCCTTTAATCCAGAACCAACCGCTTTAGCCGTTGAACCACCTTTACCTTTCTTTTTTTCTGCTTTCGACTTTGTTTTAGGTTCGTCTTTTTTAGCAGGTTTATCATCACTTTTTGAGGGTTCACCATCATTCGGTTTACTACTCTTAGTAACCATACCTAAACCCTGTTTCTGTTCATCACTCAAAAACCCTTCTTTGTTAAGATGAGCTAAAAGACCTTGAGCGTATTTTTTTTCTGAAGGAGAAACATCAGGATCGGAAATTACTTTTTTAAGTTGAGCTTTTGTACTTTTAACCCATGCTTCATTTTCTTCCATTGGTTTTTTTAAATATTCCTTATAGCTCATATTTTATTTTTCCTCTTAATGGTTTTAATATCTCTAATATCTGTTTTATCAATCATTCCACAATGCAGAAGTTCATTAATCGTTTTTTCATCAAAAGAAGCTATCTTATCAAGCAATACCCTTTTCCTTTCTTTAAAAGTCTTGCCTTTCTTGATCTCCCCAATTGGCTCTATCCTTTTCAAAGGTTTTGATGAACCATGTCTTTGGATTCCTGCACTTCTGAAACTCGAACCTATTTCCATTCAATACCTCTATTTTTTTGTTTCAATGATTCGTTGAAACAAAAATCATGTAACTTTTCTTTAACTAATTGAGTCTTTGCCTTTTTAATATTTATCCTAGTCACCCGACTAAACAATTCCCTAGACACCTTATTATCTCTATGGCCCAACACATCCACCAAGGAGCCGAAATCTTTTTCCTCTATAATCATTTTCAACTTATTGAACCAATCTTTTTGTTGTTCATAAATTTCTTCCCTTGTAATCTTACCCCAATGTCCTCTATTGTAATATTTATTAAAGGTTTTCTCGAAAATGTTTTTATGTTGTTCTTCTTTGTAAAATTTTTTAAAACTTAGAGACATTACTGACCCTCTCTTATTCTAAATTCTGCTTTTACTCCCTTTAAAGAATTATTTTTCTTTACATTATTGACCATATCCAACAATTCTTTAGAAGATAAATTCAAATTATTAACAGTAGTGTTGCCATTTGTTTTACTATCCACTTTTTTCATTTTCACTTTCGCATCTAACTTAGCCTTTTCCATACTAATCAACTCTTTTAAAGCTGTTGATTTGGAATTAGCTAATCCACCCAGAACTTCATACATTCTAGCAGGAGAACCTATTTTAATCTCTTTCTGTAATCCATTCATAGTAACATTGATATTAGAAATCAACGCCTTTAGTTCTTCGATAATGTAATCTTCTTCATTGAAGTCTAAATCGGTCTTTTCTCTAGTTACCAGTGCTTCAGTCTTAGTCACCAGTTCTTCAGCTTCAACTATTTCGCCTTCAAACTCTGTATCTAGACTTTCACTAATATTATCGAATGTCTCATTCGTTTCCGCTTGTTTCTTTTTCTTATCCATAAGTCACCTTTATTTTTCATCAACAGTATCTCTAAACAAATTGTAATTCTTAATATAATCAGACCCGATACTTCTTTCTTTCTGAGATTTTGAGCCTTCGCCTAAGTCTCTTTCTATATTTATACCAAAAAAGGATATCTTAGAAGCTGAAATTATAAATATACCCAAACATATCATTACAAATATGAAAGCATACCTTACACTTTTGTACTTTCCGACTAATCCAAAAAAGCTACCAACTTTCTGTTTTATCTTTTCTTGTGTATTCATTCTATTCCTTAACAAGCATCAAAATCTTTATTTACAAACACTTCAAAATCAACTTGATCAGCACTGTAAGTGTAAGAACTAGTTGGAAATGCTGAAGTTGAGTCCCACCCCGATAATTGTATTTGATTCATAGCGGATAGTCCATCATCCACACCGCCCTCTATTAAATTAAGGTTAATATCCTTAATTACAGATTCATCACTAAAACCTCTGTACATATGGGCTTCACAAGTTAAATTCAATGTTCCATTGACATATCTTCTTACAGTTTCTTCCTGTTCAACCAAAAATTCTTGGGAAATTCCATCCAATCTCACTTTCACATTTCTTTCAATATTTAAAAACCGAAATTCTTTAATTCTAATATGTCTAGCAGGGTCAAAATACGGTAAAATCTGTTCCAAAATTTGAGTAAAATGAGAAAGACTCTGCGTTCTGATAGACAATTCAAATCCCAAATCATAAGGAACGGGGTTGACATCTGAAATGAACGAATCCACATCCGACAAAGCAGACAACGAATTGTACCACATTCTTGTAACATTTGTTCCTTTTGCTCTCTCTCCGTTATATTGAGTACTAATCCAAGACAAAGAAAGTTTCGGGTATTTAGGATAATACTTTTGTCCAGATTCATCTTCTAATAATAGTGCTTGATATTTTTCTTTTTCTGCCAACTGAATTGGAACTTTGAGAGTTCTAGCAATAGCACCATTCTCAAAATCGTAAACCTTTATCCCATTAAATTCGTTCATAAGACCTATAATGATAGCTCTCACTGATTGGGGAATATAATCATCGGGTACTAAAGCCATTTTCTATCTCCTAATTCCAAAAATCATCACCTATTGGATCTTGATTATCTGTTTCTTCGCCCACACTTGAAGTGTATAAAACATCATCTTTTATAACATCAATATGTTCTGAATCATCTAAAATATCTGGCTGATCCATTGCACTAGTAATCTCTGACATCGCACCGCTAGTAATGGGTGAGAATGAGAGATTTTGATCTGGCATTATTCTTACAATAAATTTCCATGAATGTTTTTTCTGTAAAAACATTTCTTCTTCTTCTTTAACTTCAATTAATTCATAGTAGGTGTTGTTATATTCTGCTCTTATTATATCCCCAACTTTGGGTTCAATCGCAGGATAAGTAGCAGACACATCCACTGGGTTTGTTACTGGAAATAAAGAAACACCGCTTGTATCATACCGACTAGCCACCGAAAAATGCTTTTTACTAATGTGCATTTCAAAATTATCCAGTTCTTCTAAACCATATTTTCCATACATATTTTCTTCTTTAGGCAATTCAAAAACCGCCATAATTGGAAACCTTCTTTCAATTTCCCTGATATCATCTTCACCATATAATTTGTCTGCGGAAGTATCAAAAGCAACCCTATAATACATCATTGGATTACCATGAATATTAAAGGCTTCTGTCAATAAATTATCATACAGGTTTCTATCAGCATCATACCTTTTATTTAGGTGGAAATTAAAAAATTGGTTAGGCATTGCATTCGCACCCTTCAAACCCGAAGGTGTGTAATCTGGTATAACACCTAAACCACCTGCTTCTACTGGTGGAATTGATGGTGTTCCTGTTCCTGATGTTGCCATATAAATTACCTTTTTATCTTTTAATTATTTATAAAACGATTTTTCTTGCAAAAGTGGAAGATAAGCCATTTCTATTTATAATATACGGAATCACTATGGTTAAGGAGTTTTCATCCGTTCTCAAATCCATCTTCACCTGTTCTTTTATTACCGTCACCCTTTTCTCATATCTTCTGATATCTCTCAAAAGAATACTGACTAATTCTTGTGCAGAATCCAAGTTTAATTGCTCAAATGTGACCAAAGGGAGAATTGTTCCAAATCTAGGAGAAAACAATTTTTCTCCCCTGATTGTTGATAAAATATTTTCGATACTCGCATTGATAGCCTTATCGTTTATTATTTCCCCTTGCGATAAAATGTTTTTATCTAAATCATAAGCATATTCTTCAACTCTTTCGGTTACTAATTGTGCTTTTATTTTTGCTCTATTGATAGCCAATTGATCTGATTCTATATCACCAACACCTTTAACTATTGGTAATGGAATTATCAAATTTCCACTACCTAAAGGTTGAACCCTAGCCACACCGCTTACTACTGGAATAGAAATTATTATAGAACCACTACCTAAAGGTTGAACCCTAGCCACACCGCTTACTACTGGAATGTGAATGTTTAGATTGCCTGTACTTGTTCGACCTATTATACCTTCACCAGATAAAATAGGAGTAGGAATGTTTAGATTGCCTGTACTTGTTCGACCTATTATACCTTCACCAGATAATGTTAGTAAAGGTGTTGTTAATAAACCATTACCGTTAATAGAAACTATTCCAGTTCCCGATAAAGTAGGTAAAGGTGTTGTTAATGAACCCGTACCAGAAACTATATTTTCAACAGAAGTGTACAATTCAGAACCAGAAAGTATGTTAGATTGAGTTTGTATCCAACCTATTGTACGATCTCCACCAGAAGTCAATCTGATTTCATCAATAGAACCATCCCAAAATTCAAAGGCAGAAACAGCATATGTGTACCTAGCCTTATCGTAAGCTACAGCTAAAGGTATGTTAGAATTAGTATCTCCAGAAAATGCACTAGATTGTGTTCCCGATATACCATCTACTAAAGTATATACAACATTATTGCTTCTTAAACCTCCAACATAATACCACTTATTTTGTTGAATTGGTGGATCTGGATATGAACCACTTACAGAAACTTTAGAAGTATCGTCTTCAAATACAGTAAAAAATGAACCTTGTCTTTTTGTTGATTCATTTAATTGTATTTCAAAATTAAAATTAGGAATACTGTTATCTAACCTTTTTTGAAATATCTGATCAATATCAGCCGAAACTTGTATATTAGGTGTATGTCTTACATATGCTTCCAATAAACTATTATCAGAACCTATTTTTAATGAAGGGGAATCGGGTATATCAAATCCAGAAACATTATTACCAAATCCAAACTTAAAATAAGAACCTAAACCGTCATCTGCACAAGTTATAGAACCTGAAGTGTATGTTTCGTAATCAGGTAAGAAAAAACTATCATCTACAGCATTGTTACCATTTCTAGTTGAATCTATAAATCCATATTTTCCTTCAGCCGTATCAGACCTTTTCCATATCATATGATGAACCATTGAGAAATTTTCATCCCAAACATTATATCTTCCAAAAGAAACATCTTCTACTGGTTGTCTTTCGTTTGCCGAAGTGTTATACCAAATATAAAAAGAACCTCCAACACCAGAAGTAACGGAAGTTTCTACCCAAATTTCAGTAGCACTTGTTGTTTTATCCCAAAAAACAACTTCTAAAGGTAATGAACTGGTTCCTAGCTCATCAGATGTTACTCTTAAATCCCCCCCATCGTCTTGTGTATTATTCCACATTGTTGTTGTAATAAAACTACTTGGTATTCTAATAGGAACATTTTCTGTTGTTTTTACTGTTGAGGGGTTTATTATAAACTTTGTTTTATTATTCCAATCATCTGGAAAAACAGAACCTATGTTTTGTACTGATCCCGCAGATACGAAAGAACTTTGGCTGTTTATGTTTTCATATTGTGCTTTTATTTTACCCGAATTAGAAACAACAGAACCAATTCTCACTTCATCAATAGAACCATCCCATTCTCGATTAGAAAATGGATGATTCGCTATTAATAAATTATTAGAAACATTGGATATTGTTCCAGAGGAACTAGCAGAAGACTCTAAGTCTCCGTTAATATAAATCGCAATTGTTGTTCCATCATAATTCGCAACCACATAATTAAAACCAGTAGCAGTTAAAGGGTCTGATGTTGAATCTACACTTTCAGAAGTTAAATTATTGCAATAAAATCTTATATTATCACTAGTACCCCACTTTGTAAGTCTAAAACCGCCATCACCCTTTGTTACTATACCTGCCCATTCTGGTAAATCACCTGCCGAAATCCAACATTCTATTTCTAAACTTGTCGTATAGTCGTAATCAGTTTCATTTGGGATATCAACATATGCAGATGTTCCTATTCTAACAAAAGACTGAGCATCACCAATACTTCCATCTATAGGTACTGCATTTCCATTTGTAAAGATTCCATCATTTCTTGCAGAAGTGGAATCATTCAGAGAAGATGTACCAGAAACTTCTCCCATATGCCAAACAGATGTATAATCTGTCCATACATTTTCAGAACCAGCCGTAGTTGCACTTGCTTCTGGTTGCCATGTATCACCAACCCCCCACCACATATAAACCGTTTGTGAGGTTCCTGATAATTCAAAAGTATCTGGTAATTTAACATGAACAACAAAAGCCGAAGTGTCTTGGTTGTATTGTTCTAAATCAATAGGTAAAACACCATTACCGTCTGAACCAGAAGTAAATCGAATATCACCACCATTTGGTCTAGCTTTTGTATTGCCTGTAAATATTTCAGTAGACGGAAAACCATTAGAATCTTGAGTAATAACTGTTTCTAAACCTAATACACCGCCAGTAAACGCAGATGTATTTGGATTAATAACAAACTCTACTTTATGATTCCACCCACTTGGAAATGTCATCCTTTACCCCTATAAAATTATTACTCTGCTAAATGTTACTACTAATCCGCTTCTATTAATTACATACGGCAACACTAAGGTCAAAGAATTATCATCCGTTCTGATGTCTAATTTTATTTGACTTGTAATTACCGAAATTCTATCTTCCCATAATTCTATCGCTCTTAATAACTGATCCAACAATCTATTAGCTGATTCTATATCTAAAGTATCAAAAACAACCAACGGCAAATCTGAACCAAAGAAAGGTGAAAATAATCTTTCCCCTCTTATTGTTGATAAAATATTCTCTATACTTATATTTATGGCTTTATCATCAAATATTTCCCCTACAGATAAGGTATTTTTATCAAGATCATAAGCATATGAATCTATTCTCTCTGTTTTCCTTTTAGCATTAATTAACGCTTGAGTGGTGTCGATGAAATTTTCATTATCTGCAATTCCATTCACTGTAAAAATAGGAAGAACTAATGTTCCTGTACCTGAAATGCTTTGTATTACTGTTCCTACACCAAAAAGAGTTGGAACGGGAATCACCAAACCCCCTACACCTGTTCTACCAACCAGACCATCACCAGAAAGAATTGGAATAGGCACTGTTAAAGAACCCGTACCATCACTCCCGACAGTTCCTACACCAGAAAGGGTTGGAATAGGTATTACCAGATCACCCGTACCAGTATGTCCAAGTTGACCTATACCAGAAAGAATTGGAATAGGCACTGTTAAAGAACCCGTACCAGTATGTCCAAGTTGACCTATACCAGAAAGAGTTGGAATAGGCAATGTTAAAGAACCTGTACCATCACTCCCGACAGTTCCTACACCAGAAAGAATTGGAACAGGTATTACCAGATCACCTGTACCAGTATGTCCAAGTTGACCTACACCAGAAAGAATTGGAATAGGTATTACCAAATCACCCGTACCATCACTCCCGACAGTTCCTACACCAGAAAGGGTTGGAATAGGTATTACCAAATCACCCGTACCATCACTCCCGACAGTTCCTACACCAGAAAGAGTTGGAATAGGCAATGTTAAAGAACCTGTACCATCACTCCCGACAGTTCCTACACCAGAAAGAATTGGAATAGGTATTACCAAACCACCTGTACCAGTATGTCCAAGTTGACCTATACCAGAAAGAATTGGAATAGGCACTGTTAAAGAACCCGTACCAGTATGTCCAAGTTGACCTACACCAGAAAGAGTTGGAACAGGAATCACCAAATCCCCTACACCTGTTCTACCAACCAAACCATCACCAGATAATGTTGGTACTGGAATTGTTAAAGAACCTGTTCCTGTAGAACCTTCGGACACAGGTTCCCATATGTTTGAACTAGCTAGTCCGTTGTAATAAGTTGCTTTTAACCATTCTAAAGATCTTCCAGTATTTGAAATCCTAACTTCATCTATTCTACCGTCAAAATTTTCTTCATCAGATGTACTAACACCTATTCTAAACTGATTTCCTGTAGTATCATCGATAGTAGAACCACTAGAAGCCGTACCGTTTTGTGTACCATTGATATAAGTTGTTATAGTTCCACTTACGAAAGTAAAAGCAACATGATACCAATTACCAACAGACATTGAAGCAGATGTATTTGGACAATCATCATAAACACCAGAATCAGTATCCAAATATACACCCAAACAACCATCATCTACATATAACCAATAATTACCTTTTTCTGCAATATCATTCCAATTTGTAGAATCATAAGATTCAGCATTTATCCACGCTTCTAAAGTTAAATTATTGGTAATATTTAAACTATCGTGATCATCAACTTCTATATAAGTGTTTGTAGCACTAATAATTCTACCATCACCAATTTGACTTGCAGATAAATCGGAACTGAAGTTTTCTCCATCATTATTTGCACTAGTTGAATCTAATAAAGAAGATCCTAAATGTTGTACTAGTTTAAAATTGTCATCCCAAACAGCATCACTACCAGATGTTGCTGTAACATCAGGTTGACTTATTGTTGCAGATGTATCGTACCAGATATATAAGTTATTACCACCAGAAGCACTTAAATCAGTCTTAACCCAAAGTTCTAAAGCAGAAGTTGAAGTATCACAAGTAACCACTTCAATGGGTACAGGATTGGAACCAGAAGAATCAGTAGTTACCCGTATATCCCCACCGCCATCTTGAACATATTCCCAAAAATCAGAAGCAGATACTTCACTGTTTGTAATTAGAGAAGGAAAATCTGATAAATTACTATCAACATAAGTTCCAACTGATTCTATATTTACTTTCTTATTCCAATCATCAGGAAAAACAGAGGTAAACGGTTCAACATTAACAGTTATTTGTAATAATCTATTTAAAGAAGATCCATCAGAATCATATCTATCGTTTAAGGTAGATTCATCATCAACCTGTCTTGTAAAACCTTGAATGTTTGACGATCTAGAACCAGAAGTAACTCCGTTAAATCTCATTCTTTGAAAAACGCTGTTTGCAGAATAAACTTCAGCATCTGTGTCACCATTAGCGACTGTTGTATATAACCAAGAATCATCTGCCGATGTTGTATTATCTATTGTTTGTATGAAATCAGAAGTAATCTTTGTATTTGTAGTTGGATCATAAGGTTTAACTTGTTTTACATTATAAATAGAAGTTGCACCTAACCAAAAATCAGCTAAAGAGGCAGTGCAGGTTGCAGATACTTCATAAGTTCCACTACTTGAAGGTAATTCAGAATCCAATAAATAATATAAACCTAAATCGTTTGCTCCTTCATCGGCAAACTCAATTAAGTGCATTTCCACACCATCAAAATAAACATTATAATCAGCAGATGTTGTTGATGTAGCATCTTCTTTTAATATAGAAGCAAATAAAACTCTATTTGGTTGTTCTCCTAATTCAAAATCAAAAGATACAGATGTAACGCTACCATCACCAATTAAACCCGAATAATCATGTCTGATTTTAGATATTCTATTAAATTCTATTATAGAAAAACTACCATCAGAATCTGTTCCACCTTCATCCCTTTCCAATGTAACACTAGATGTGCTTAATGAAGAATGGTTAATAGTAACCGCCATTTCTCCAAAATCATCATCCGCTTGATTAGCTCCCCAAAAAAACCTTGTCATTGAATGAGAAACACCAACAGTGTAATCTATATTTACATTAGGATCTAATGTATAATCATCAGAAGTAGAACCACCCGTAAAACTTTGGGCATCAAAATGTTGAACTAAAATATCATCACTTCTAAATTCTATGATTTGAAATGTAGCCGTTAAAGAAACACCAGTTGCACTTCTCCTTTCCATTGTAAAGGTTTCATTATCAAGAAAATAAGCAGTATATATATCATCACCGTTTACATTGTTTGAGGTTTCGCAACTACCAACAATGACAGCTTGAGTATAATCCTTCAAAGGGGTAGCTAGAGTTCTATTTAAATCCCCATCATTGGTAGCAACAATAACATCGTGTTGCTGAACAAAAGCATGTTCATTCCAATCTATAACTTGATAGTTTCTTGTTCCAGACCACCCACTACCTGTACTAACTTCTAGTGAAGTTGAAGAATCTAATTTGATTCTAGTCATGTCATCTGAACCAAAAGCTCCACCATTATTGTAATAATTAGTTTCAACATGTGTTGCTGAAGTATTAACAGTAGAAATAGTTATAGACGAATCTGTAGATTCAAAAGTCCCATGTTGAACTTCAATACCCGATTCGACAGAAAATTCCACAACAGCCCATTCAACTTCTGCCGTTGAATCACTATCATAATTACTAATTTGAAGATTTGTAGATGAGGTTAAAGTATATTTTATTAAACCAACACCAGGGGCACCAGAACCTGTTTTAACTGTACAAATCAACCAAGCTCTTGAAGAATTAACAGGATTAATAGTAACATTAGTGGGATCGGGAGAACCACCACCGCCTGTACTTAATGATACTGTACCGCTTTGTATATTTTTAACTATTGGTATTAATGCCATATTGTTATTCTATTAAAATTTGTACCCTATTTTTAATTTTTAATCTATTGATTCTATCCGTAAAACGATATGATGGTAAAAACCACTCACTTACATAATTCCTGTTTACATTTGTTGTAGCTACCCCGTTTGTAAAAGATAAATTTAATAGAAAATGTTGTTTATCATCCGCAGATGTTCCTATAATATCAACATCAAAAACACTTGTAAAATCAGAATCTAAAGTAATACCATCACTATCATATATAGTCCATGTCAACACCGCAGTGTCCTCACCATCGGCAGAAACGGAACTAGTATCGGCAGAAACATCTAATTGCTTCCATGTATCATAATCTGAAAAATCCACACCAGATATACCGCTAGTTGGAGTCCACTTTAAAGAAAAAATAGCATCTTCTTTAAATATTCTGTTAGTAGCAGAAGTAACTTCATTTCCAAAATTAAGAATAGCATAATCTTCATTTACACCACCATATATTGAAACCATATTCTTAATAATAGCTTCCGATGTTGGTTGGTTTTTTGTATATATAGTAGAACCTTTTTCAACAATTTCTGCTGATGTCCCTATATTATTTACTGAACCTATTATATACATCTCATCTACCCCCACCTTGACTTTTTTGTTTTGGTGGATCTGAAAAAACAATCCTAACTTTTAATTTTATTTGTGTATCTACTCTTAACATATTTTTTCTATCTGTCCACATTTTATATGGAAATAAGTAAGTACCAGATTCTACTGGTGTGAATGATAATGAACCCACACCAGATGTAAACATTACACTTTCAGATATTATTTTATTTCTACCTTTTAAATACTCGAAATTAATAGTTGAATTAAAATTAGTATCCACTGCTTGTTTGTTTTTAATTAAAACTTGTAAAGTAATATTTGCAGTTTCATTAGGATCTAAAACATATTTATCAGCACTCACACCTATAAAACCCCAATTTTCATATTCAGTAAAATCAATGCCCGAAACATTGTTTTCAGGTGTCCATTTTAATTTATAAAAAGCATCCCGTTCTATTATCTTTTCATATGTTTCTGATTTTTCATTAATAAAAAAAACAGCATAATCGGTAACATTTCCACCAAATTTTAAAACTGTATTTTTTAAAATAATATCTTCAGACGGATCACCTGTTAAATAATATCCAGATTGATATAAAACTTCATCTTCTTGGCCTTGTTTATTTTTAACACCAACTATATACATATTTCAATAATCCCCAATTAATAAAAGCCGATAAAACATTATCAGCTTCATATTTTTCGATTAAATATTTTTCGATTAAAAAACTTATTAACATTTTCTTTCTCCTTTATATCAAGTATTTATGATATAAAAAAGGGCGTTTAACACATTATGATAAACACCCCTCAATTGTGTTAAAAAGAAAGTTAATTGGTCTTTTTTACTTCTTTATTTTCAGCCTTCGCTTCTTTTTTAGTCACCACACCAACTCCTTTAATTTCAACCTTAATTATATCACTAAAACTAAGCGGTTTTTTCACTTGATCATTCATAATAAACTCCTTTCATTTAAAGGTTAAGATGCTGGTACTGTTACAGTAAGAGAAGTCACAGCAACACTATCACCCGTATTGATTGATGTAGTATTGAAATTAATATCTCCACCAGAAGCACTTACTGTTCCTGATAGTACAACTTCATCGTTCCCTGCTTTGATTCTAAAGGCTCCTGCGGTTCCAGTAGCATTCGCACTAGTATCCGAAGTGATTGAGTTTGCAGTAGATACACCTGTAGAAGAAGAACCAAAAGCAGTTGCACTAAAAGTCAATTCTGCTAATAATGTTCCGAATCCATCTGTGTAAAAATCCAATTTACCTGTACCCGCAGTGTCGATCATATCAACCAAAGCATTGTTTATTGTATCTCTTGCAGATGTTGCTAAAATTAATCCCATAATAGTTTCCTCTTGTTAAATTATCTATTTTTCAAATATCTATGTTACACTTATATTTATAATTCCAAAGTTCAAGTTATTCTATAAAATAGATTGGGCCTTCTGATTCTGCTATAATATCATCCATTACCTTCTCTTTTTCAGCCTGTCCATCTTGTAAAATTCTTGCACCATTCATTGTGGCTCCACTTGGTAAAGTCATAGTGTATTTGTCCAAATTTGTACCCCATTGTATCTTAGCTTCTGCTACAGCCAATCTTTTCACCATTCTATGATTGTACAAGTCAGTTGCTTTGTTTTTCTTATAACACAACATAAGACCAACTCCTGTTGTTTTAGGGGTAGGCCAAATTAATATTTCCTGTCGGGCATCCGAAAATTGAGCATGATATTTCAAACCAAAAGTATCTTTAATATCATTCAAATATTGAACGGCAACTTCATAACCCGCCAAAACCATTCCCGAATTTTCATTATAAGACCCACCTGGCCCTCCTGGGTATCCTCCTCTAATTACCCAATCTTCATATAATAACATATGTGTTGGGGAAAAAAGAACATTGATACCATTCGGATCTGAGAATGACAAATCCATATCCAAGACACCCGCTAAATCCAAATTAGATACATCATATGCAGATGTGCCAGATATGACAGGAAAAGCCAAAACATCTTGATAGTTACCTTCTCCTGTAGATAAGTCCTGAAACACCTGTACGGCATCTTCTATGCATTGTTGAAGCTGATCTGTGGATACTTCTACCTGAATTACAGGGTTACCTAGTTTTCGGAGACAATATTGTTCCATCTGTCCAAGTGATGTTATTCTACTCATTTTTTCCCCTATAATATATAAAACGACAAAGCTATACTCTTTTTAGACAATTAATGTTTTTGTTCTAAAAGTAAATTGATATTATCTTGTGGGGTTTCCACTAGTTTTTTATCGGTGTGAGGGTCGATTTCGGTCAACAATTGAGTTTCCCCGCCATCTGTCCATGTTGTAACACCTTCTGGTAACATCCCTAAACCAACTTCATCCACTTCCAAAATCTGGAAAGGAGCCATTGTAATTAAACCAGTACCGATTTGAATTTTTGTAGGAATATTATTCGTATTTTTAATTTTAATCATAGTTTTTTCCTCTTTTTGCGAATCAAAAAATGTCCAACCTGCCAGATGATAAGATTAATATTTTGTATATCATCGGGTTCAAAAGAATAATCAATTTTTCCCATAGCCTTGCTTTATTCTAAATTTTGAAGCATCTTTTCGGCTATTAAAATGAAGAAATCTCCGTTTAATGATTATTCTGCATTATAAAAATATTGGCAAAGTTTTCTGATTTCGCCTATGTTTCCTACTTGTATTTATAAAACCAACAAAAAAAGGAGAGGTATTTCTACCTCTCCCCTTTATTTTTTGGCTCAATTATTGATTAGAATAATTGTGATACATTATCATTGCTCCATTTTGTGTAGTACCTTGAAGCACCAAGCAAAGATGAAGTAATAGCGTACCTGGACATAACCCCTATTCTTGGAGTAAAATCCTCTTGTGCCATTGCTCTGTTAAACAGACCAGTAATATATGGTGAATAAATGATACCTGCATCACCAACACCTGCTCCTTTAAAACCTGCAAGGATTTGGTCGTTTGTGTTATAAGTATCTCTAAACACTTTGATACTACCGTTAAGAGAACCAATTTCTGCATAAGTGTTTGAAGGATTGACTGCTTGTTTGTTGGCAGTGAATCTTCCACCTTCAAGAGATTGTAATGCTGTAGCAACTGATGTAGAAACAACTACGAAGTTACCTGCACCTCTTCTTGTTCTGGAAGCGATATCGTTACATTCTTTAACGATTCTGTTTGCCATCTGAGCGATTCTTTCTTGAGTCCATCTACCATCAGTAGCAGACACATCAAAAGTGGTAGTAGAAGTAGCAACTGATTTACAGTTAGCTAAAAGTTCTCTATCCATTTCCGCTTGGATTTCATACTGAAGAACATTTACCATTTCTCTTTCAATATCAACACCATGCATCGCTTTGATATCTTGTGCTGATTCTAGAGAGAAAGAAGCTCCCAGTTTTCTTGTCTTAGCTTCAATCGCAACTTTGTCAATCTTCATTTGCAATTCAGGGTAATTTGTACCCAATAAGAAGGCTTCACCTGCTGAAGTGTCTACACCTGTTCCTGCATCTGCTGTACCAGAAGTACCAGAAGTTGAACCTGTGAATCCTGAGTATTCAGGAACTACATCAAATGATGCTTCATTGCTATCTGCACTATCTTTGTATACAAATCTCAAGGCATATGCGAGTCCAACGGGGCCAGACATTGCCTGTACGCCAACAATTTTGTTTGCGAACAGATCAGGGAAAGTTCTTCTTACCAATGCTAAAGAGATCGGTGAAAAAGCCCCATCCAAACCTGCATGAGTTTGAGAAGTAGTAGTTGTAACTGAACCTTGACTTGCTTCAAAAAGTTTTTCTTTTTTGATTTCATACTCTTGGTTTTCCAAAAGTACAGCAAGGTTTTCTTTAACGAATTGATCTTTTTCTTCAGAGATATTAAGTTTACCCTTAACATTACTCCACTTTTCGACCAACTGTTCTACTCTATTTTTTTCCATTATTAATCCTCCTAATGATTACATAACTTATTGCTTATTAATATTTATAAAAGATTAAAGATAATTTTCTACCGAATCCATTATTGACTTCATTCCATCTTCTGGTTCATCATCTTCGGTGATAACTTTCTTTTCTTCTTCTTCTTTTTTATTCTCATTGATCGCTTCTTTAGCATCCCCACTTTCATTATCTGAAAGGTTAGGATCGGCATCTTCATTGATTGATTCTTTGTCATCAGAAGAATCCGCTACCATTTCTACAATAGCAGTGATTTTTTCCTGTACTTCATCAAAAGATTTGCCTTCGCAAAGTGCATTTACTCTTTCGATTTGAGTATCTGTCAAATCTCTAGTAGATTCTGCAACCAAGGCTCTTGTTGAACCAAGTTCAGCAAGTTCTGAAAGTTCGATTTTATCAGCCAAAAGTGAAGAATTTTCTTCTTTAAGCTGTCTAATTTCTTCTTTTGCTTCAGCAACAAGTTTTTCACCATCAGTATCAAGAGCAACATACTTTTCTTCAAAAAGTCCTTTGATTCCTTCAACTAAGGGTTCCAATGTTTCATTTATTGCGATTTTTGTAAGAGTTTCATCGGAAATTTGTTCGGTAATAACAGAATCCAAGAATCTGTCCAATTTATCGACCATTTTTTCTTCCAATTCTTCCATCTTCAAATCATAAGATTCAATAAGAGCCTCTTTTTCTTCAGATAACTTTTTGGCAATTTCTTGTTCGCAGAATTCTTCTGCTTTTTCTTCCAAATAAGTTGTCTTTTCTTCGACTCTTAAAGAAACTTGTTCTTCGATTGTTTGTTTGACACCATCTTCAAAAATTTTCAAATCTTCTTCTGACAGTACCTCTTTTAATTTTTCAGTAATCTTCATTTTCTATTTCCTCCCGAAAATCAATTAAAACTAGATTTATAGTTCTATTAATATTTATAGAAAAGAAATTCTAAAAATTTCCATTTTGGAGGTTTGGGGTGGCTAGATGTTACATCATACCTAGAATGAAGTCTCTAGGCTTGATATTGTCGGGTACTTCATCCAAAATCTCTTTGGCATCTTCACCCTCTATTACAAAGGTTTCATTGTTATCTGTAATAGAAATAGTCAA